TTGAGGTATGCGATTTCTACCTCTATGTCTATTGGGCTGTTGTCGCTATCGAAAATTTTGGCGTGTGTGGTCTCAAATCTTATGTCGCTGCGCTTGATCCTGGAACGAAAATGGCTTGAAACGTTTCACAATGTTTCAGAGGTTGAATTATACTCCTGTCTTGCAAAGATCGAACACCAGAAAGATAACGGCGCCATGACAAAACGAGATCATAAGATCGCTCTTAAGAGGATCTTAGAACACCTCAACAATCCCCTTGCCCCAATTATCAAAACATCCACCTCCCAAAAATACCTTCCCCGCTTCTTTCTCACAGTTCACGACATCCTAAAAATGGTCACCTGCGACCATCCGCACCTGCGCGATAAAGTCATGGCCGCATGCCTGTATGAAAGCAACTGCCGTCCTCATGAATTCTTCATGCTCAAGCGCAGCGACATAAGATTTGAGACCACACACGCCAAAATTTTCGATAGCGACAACAGCCCAATAGACATAGAGGTAGAAATCGCATGCCTCAATATCGGCGCTGATTGCAAAACCGGCGCGAGATCACCGCCAAAATTTTCGATAGCGACAACAGCCCAATAGACATAGAGGTAGAAATCGCATACCTCAATATCGGCGCTGATTGCAAAACCGGCGCGAGATCACCGCCATTGATCTTCTCTGTGCCCTGGTTGAAAGCCTGGCTCAATTCACCCAATTGTACTACCGGCGTTCCAGGAACACACCCAAATGTATTTTTGTGGACTGAACTTCGAGGGCCCCGGAGAGGAGGACAGATCCAATATGCTGCCGCAAGAAAGGCCATTCGCCAGCTCACCGAAAATGCAGGCATTGAACATAGCGACAAGGTCAACCTCTATAGCTTCCGGCACGGCAGGAATACCGAAGTAAGCCAGAGCATGACTTACGCGCAGCACTGCGAATATGCTGGCTGGTATCAGGGCAGCGACATGCCAAGAACGTATAATCATCTCACTGGCACAAATATGGTCTCGCCGCTTCTGTCACCATATGGTATCCAGGTTGAGAACTCACAGAATGAAAGGAATGCCTGGATTGAGATCATGAAAAAAGGACAAAAACTTTGCGGGAAAAAATAACACAAAATATAATACTGTGAAAAATAAAGTGAACGATTGGAGATTAAAATGATGATACGATTTAATTTTTCAACGCTGTTAATTATTACAACCGCAGCATTATTGTTAAGCGGATGCATGGCGACCGATTCAGATTATATTATCCGCGTTACCACAAACCCCGGAATGCATTTCACTGGAGGATATAATGTAGTCTCATCAAGCGGACAATCTGCAATGAAAACCGTAGAAGGAATTGGAACGGGTCCGACAAAGCCAATAGACTATTCCGTTCATGGGAATATTGTTGCTGCGACCTTTCAGAAAAGTGATGATTGGGAAGGACAAACAACGATATTATATATTGAGATCTTGAAAAAGGGAAAGGTCGTTGCATCCACATCAACCGCCGCAAGATATGGGGTGGCCTCGATAGGCACCAATTAAGATAAAGGAGGTATAACATATAACAATGAACGAAGTAGATGAAATAACGGAAAAAGAAGAGACCATAGACCAGGTGGAGCATAAGTTATTTTCACAAATATTAAGAGAATTTGCAATCTACACAATAATCATACTATTAGTTGGTTTCGCAATTTCAACAATCGACCTGTATGCATCTATTATTGTGATCAGTGGCTTATCGGCATTAGTAAGTCTTAGACTTCTAGGATTGACAATAGCTTGGGGAATGGTCTATTCGAACAAGTTCGTAGACTGGTAATAGAATCGATCAGGTGATGAAATTTCCAGAAATTTATTTTCTTAAACATATCTCTGCACAAACAACACCATGTCGACATAAATATTGTTTGCATCTCCTGCTATTTTACTAACACCCAGTCTGAACGTATCACCGTCATCACCCGATACAAGAGTGTAATCACATGAATACCATTTATACCCTGACGTTAGTGGATTTACAGTTGTAGACGAGCGTTCAGTATGAGCAATATTATTGATCCAAAGTTTTAGATCACTGGCGACATGTGTGGAGTCTTTAGCACGCGCATACAATCGATATGTTTGGTATGCAGCCCCAGACATCACTAAACCGGGCAATGTCCAAGCACTTTGTACAATATCAAAATATCCCGTCTCATTCTGTGCATCCAATCGCAATGCTTGGTCTGCATTCCCATCGGCGTCCGTGACTACCGTTCCGGTTGTCGTAAGATCGGCAGCCCCCTTCATATACCCCATCACAAACCCCCCTCCTAAAAACTTAAATGTCACACTTGCTATATTTGCGCGGTCCGAGGATATCGGAAAACTTACCTGCTCGACATACCCTTCAATAGCTTTGTTTTCAGAAGGCAGGATTAGCAAAACAAGTTTCTGGGTTTTTTCGAAGTAATTTAACTTCCGCCATACGGTATCGAAAAGAGACAAATCCGTAAAGTCAACCAGACACATAATTTCAAACGGCTGCCCCTCACCACTTGACACCCCCGGCATCCCATCAGACACACGCGAAAATCTGGATAGATTTGTTGATGAGATAGTAGTGAATGTTTTCAGTGCAGGAAATTCAATCTCAATATTATTTGCAGTATCCACAAGCCAGCCCGTCATATAATTTAACTCCCTGCTATTGGAAGTTCGACAAAGATTTCTTCAGAATTCATAGTATGGTGAGCTACAGCAGCGCAGGAAACAGCTTCGGGATGAGTGCCAGCGGTCAAAACCCATTTGGCATAATACACAAAGCTTAAAATCAATCGTTCATATGCGAACAATTTTACTTCAGAAAACGATACTGTGAACGGGATACTTTCCGTTTTTGTCACCGAAGCGGGACCGTATTCCCCTGTTGAGTTCAACGCCTGTGTAATCGTCGGAGTGGTTACAGTCGCCAGTGTTCGATCCACTCCCGCCGCATTCCTGGCATACACGGTTACAACAACATACATAGAAGCTGTGACTGTTTGTACGTGCCCGTTTCGTTCGCTATACCCCGCAGTGAGTCCGACCTTCACGTTCCCACGCCCTTCGCCGCTGAGTAAAAGAGTATTTGCCAATATCGTTCGCAAAATATACTCGTGTGCGCTCGCCGCATAATTTGTTTGTGTGACCGATAAAGACGTAGATGCTGTGTTTGCAACTGCAGTATGAAAATCCTCCCGTTCCGCAATCCGGGAGAAGTTTGACCCTGCGCCTCCCGTAGCATACCAAGCATACACATACGTGCTGAGGCAATTACCTTTCAATTTCTCCATATAGCGCATCTGCAAAGCCATTTTCTATCCCCTCGGCTTAAACTTGGTTGAATCAATCCCCTGACCCGTACCCTTTCCAAGCTGGAGTCCTATTTCAAAAGGATTATCTGATGCGCCAACTGTTACATTTTGGACAATTGTTAGATTTCGCGGTGCAGCGGCAATATTAGACATTGTATCTTCCAGTTTCTGGAGAGGCGCAGTCCCCCCGACTGCTGGAGCAGATGGCATACCAGGATAGGGATTTTTAGGCATCTGATATCCCGAAATTGCCCATCCCATCCCACGAGATATCAATGCATTTTTATATTGTTCATCAGGAGATATCCCAGGGTCAGATATGCCCAACGCTTGCGCTGGCGCACCAAATCCTAATGTTTGATGCCATGCCGTATAAGTTTTTTTTTCGTCATCCGTTCTTCTCCCAAATGCGCCTTCTCTGGTTTGATATACATTTTCATTGAAAATATCCAGGAGATTTCCGCGCGCAATAGGTTTTTCAATTTCAGTCCTGAGATCCTTGGCTGCGATCGTTTGATTGGTCATGACCTGAGCGCCTTTCTGTAGTCCTTCGATATTTTCATCAAGCTCAACTTTGTTCTTTTGCCAAACATAATACAAACCCCCAACCAAGGCCCCGGCCAAAGCCAAGTATGGAGCAAATGAAATTAATGCAACCTTCAATCCTGTTACGGACCAGGTTATTCCATTTATTGCTGCCACGCCCGTTGTTCCCAGTGTAATAAGGTGAGGGACAAGCCCCAACGCCGTCAGTCCCATGCCATAAAATGAATCCTCTGCTCGTTTATTCGCTTTTGTAAGGTTGTTGTTTGCCCGCTCTAAGTTATTACCTGCGATGATTGCCTCTTGTGAGGTTGCGCCATGCTCCCGGAGCGCGGCGTTATACCTGAGTTGTGCATTGAAAACCGCATCGGTTGCGGTCATCACATTGATGTTTGAGATCTCAAGCCGGTCCTGGAGTTGCATCGCTGAATTTCCAATACTACCGAATCCCTGAAGAGATGACGCTGCCCTGGAAACAGAATTAGCGAGCCCCTCAGTCGCCTGCCCCGCTTTTCCAACCTGGTTTTGATATTCAGATACTCCAGAGGCGCTGATATTTACGACAAGCTCATCAACCGTGACCATATTCTTTTATTTTCCTGTTATTTTCCTTTTAATCTCCACAAATACCTTCATTTTGTTTTCAGCATTTAGCCGATCGACTTCCCGACGTGCTTTCAGAATTTCTTTCTCTTCTTTTGACAAAATACCGAACTCATCAATCTGTAAGATTCTCCCCGCAAATTCATCTGTATCTCGTCTCATTCGTTCTATTTTTAAATCAAGATATTCTAAATCTGTTGGGTCTGCATCGCGTGCTTTCAGGAGTTCGATCAGTTCCTCTCTAGGCATATCGTCATAAATCGACGTGCCTGCAGTAGTCCCAGAATCTGTATTTCTAACCATATTTTTTCACCTTTATCCGTGCAATTAATATATCGGAATATTCCAAAATAACCTTATAAGGCAATCCCATAATTTCGCGATACGTCAAATGTAATTCCTCCATCAACCAGAATTTCCAGAGACGTCGATCTTGTGTTTGTTCCCCTTTTGCGAATCGTTCGCATTCGAGTCTCCATTCCGGGAAGGCTCGCCGGATATCTTTTCGTAACCTGGGTGTCGAGTCTTCGTAAGGATCTCGCTCTCCTGGATGATCCCGTTGAAGTCTAAGAAAAAATCTGATGCCGTCCCGCCCATGACCTTTACGGACTCCTCGAATAGGGATTTCAATGGCGCGTCCTGCAATTCATTCTCATCAAGACCCGTGCAAATCATCACCGTCTTAAGAACACCACTCAGTTTGAGCTTCGCATAGTATTGCGCCAGAATCCGCGGCTTAGTCTTACCCTGTTCCTGAAGAACGACTTCACTTGATTTTTCCATATCTTCGGGTTTCATCATCGAAAAATCGATGAAACCTATCCGAAGCAACTCGTCAAAAACCATGACCTTTTCAACCGCTGCAAGCGTGGGATCTTTGTGGAAAGTGTATTTTTTCCCTTCAATTTCTATTTCAAGATATCCGATTAATTTGCTCATATTATTTTATGCGATTGGAGCTAATGCGATTGGTCCAGATCCTTGTAATTCGGCAGTCCACTCACAAGCTCCTTCATAAGGAGTGCCGAAACTAACATCTGTAATCAGGGCTTTCCCAGCAAATGATGTATTCCCGGTTATTGCGTTACCAAATGTCAAATCAACTAAAGCGCGCGCGATCCCAAGTGCATATAGTTCAGCTACATTGACATTATTTGTGCCTGGTACAAAATCAACAATACCCGTTAAGCTTCCCGTCCAAGAACGTTTACCCCCAATATATTCAGCCCAGCCCTGAGATTCCTTATCGGATGTTTCAATTGGAGCTATCGAAAATTTAATAGTCAAGTCACGGGAGTTGACTATATTCCTATTAGGAGTTCCAACAATTTTTGCTTTAAACTCTGTACCATTAAACTTAGCCATCCCCTCGTCCTGTTTAAAAATTAAATTTGATCTGCTTTATGCTCAAAGGTGATCCGCTTACGGTAAGTCCGCTGGGTATCCCCGTTTGTAAATTCATTGTTAGATGCTACGAACTTGGCCATGTACACATTGAAACCAGCTGCGTTTACTCCGCTTTTACCAGGTGTGGGGATAACCTTTTTAAGTATCTCCCTTGTAATCAAATCAGCCGCTTTTCTACCCCCAAAATCCCCTTTGTAAGAGGTGTAAATCAGAAGGTCGACAGTTAATTCGTACATGAAACTATCCTTCGTATTATCGCTTATAGGTAGTATTCCGTCAATAATTATATATGGGGTTTGTGCCGGTATCGGAGCTACCATGTCATAAACCGGTATCATTTTTTCGCCTACAACAATGTTGTTAAGCAGGTTGAAATATCCGGTTCTGATTGGCAATTCTACTTCTTCCACTTACCAGCCTATTTTTACGTTTTTCAATCTTTCGTTCATTCTTTTGCCTTCCTGAAGAAAAGCCGGAATAAGAAACGGATGCTCAGGCAATGTTCCTTTCCCGTTCTTGTAAAATGTTAAAGCCAGCTTTACAAATGCTGCTGGCAATCCTTTTACGTATTTAGCTGCGTATTTCCCTGTTCCAAATTCAAGGTATGCCGCTATCGGATCGTTTGAAACGTTACCGGCAAAGATCATAACCGAATGCTTGACCGGATCGAAAGTAAAATTGATGCTCTGCCTGACTGAGACAATATCATCTGTTATTTCCTTTCCGTCTCCCGAATGAGGCTGTAACCTCATTTTAGCCATTCCGACCACTCGTAGCGCTGCACCTTGAAGCTCTTTGTCAACCTTGGCTATTAAATCCTTTTCAACTTTATTAAGCCCCGTAATTACAGCGTCCAAGCCTCTTAATTCAACTCTCACGACTTACCACAGGTTAAGGCAATCAGCATTTGGTTCTCGTCCATATCAGTAATCGCATTCACCAAAAGACTTTTACCTTTATGTTTGATAATCATATCAGGCAGTGGAAGCTTGTCTTTTGAATACCGGATGATAATGTTGTAATAGCTATAAAGAGCCATACCTCCCGCTTCGGTCGCCCGTTTACTGGTCTTTTGTTCAACCTTAGCCAGTGTACTGAAAGCAAAAACCTCAGTTGCACTAAATCCACCTCCTTCATCCTGAACACGGTCAAGGGTATAAAACTCAATCTTATGCCGAAGGTCGCCTGGATTTATAGAAACCATGATTTTACTGAATAAGGAGCCGCTGTTGACTTCCAGTCGTTGGGTAAAGGCTTTGCACTATCGTTTCCAGTAATACTAAAACCTTCGCGCTTCGAAAAATTATCGGTGGCAAGCTTCATAATGGCTAATTGCAAATCTTCCTCAATGCCGTCTTCAAATCCGGCTCTGTAAGTAACAGTAATGGGAGAGCTGCTATTTGCAACGATTCTCATATGAGCGCCAATGAAGCCCTCAAAAGAACAATCATCCGAACCTTCTACATTTACTTCGCTTAGAACTGGGCCATATGGCAAATCATCAGAAGTCAATTCTTCCCAACGAACTTTTAAATCTGATTCAATAAGGGATAGTCCAATATATTTTTCTATCCTTAATCTGGCAGCAGGGAGCAGCTTATTAAGCAAATCGTCATGATCGTTTGAATCAATCGCCAAATGAAGTTTTAAGTCTTCAATGGTAACTGGTTCAACTGCTCCATCAACTGGCTTACGTTGTACACTTAATCCCCTGGTTGTCATTAATCAAACTTCTTTTCTTCCTTTGTGGATGGCTTGGATTTGGCTGGCTCAGCTTTTGCGATATTGTCGGTAGTTATCGTTTTGGCTTTGTTTTCGGGTGCGGGTTCTTTGGCTGGCTTGGATGTTTCCACTGTTTCTTTTTCTGGTTTAGATTTTTCACCATCAGCAGAATTTAATATTTTTACATATTCACCTGCTTCAAGCTCTTTGGCTCTTGCCTCGGATTTTTCAATCACCGCACCTTCTTCAACCAAAAGCTGAGTGTCTTTATCCCGAAATAATTTTAATGCCTTTACTTGTTTCATGATATTTAAAATTAGATAACGGACATGTTTATACGACACATCCGTTAGTTATTTTTTATACTCCTGTTACCAATGAAAGATCAACTACTTTTGATCCGTTTGGTTGATAGTTTGCCAGTGCAATTTCTTCTTCCAGGCGAAGCGTTACCAAGTTTCTTTGGAAGTTATCCGCATCTTCATAGGAAATATCAAAAGTGATCCCTTCTCTGATCAGCAATTCAAAGCTATTCCAGTCAGCAACAACAGCCGACTGATACGGCACGGCAGCGTTTTGGAAAATTGGCACGCCGTGGAAATAAAGAATATCTCTGTTCATTCCACCAAAAACAAGTCCCGGAAAATTGAATTCGCCTGTACTCGTTTTATAAAGAAGCAAATCCGAATAATCCAATGGGTTCAAAAGAATTCCATTTGGACGGAAGTTGATCAATCGAAGTTGAGCCATTGCATCAACCAGGAACTCAAAAATAGTTGAGTATATTCCTTTGGTTGGCGTGTAGCTTGTAGACGAAGGAATGATGCCTTTGATCGCATTAGATCCGTTACCATTAATAAGGGCCGCATCTTCAAAGTTCAACAACTTGTTAGACAAACGGTTATTAATGAAACTTGCAAGCCAAGGAATATCATTAAGTGCCTTCCGTGATACGCGGGTGATACCGGCAATGATTTTCGCAGTAACCGGAATCATTTTAACATCAAAATCTACTTGCGATTTAACGTCTCCCTGATTTACTTGGTAACCTACGTCACCCTCTCCGCCCTGATCCTGTGGATATTCCAATAGAGCGGATGACATTGGAGAACTCGGTAATAGCGCGCGAATCCGCATATCTGGCTCAGGCAACATAACGGGACGCATAATAGTTTGACGCGTAGCGTATACAGGATTTGTGCCGTCTGTTAGATTGCCGGTAGTCATAACACCAACAGCTTTTTGCTGAATAGCGTGATGACCATACTTCAATTCAATAACCTTGCGACCGTGAGCGTTTTTAGGCTCAAAAGAACCTTTTTTACTTTCGGCAGTCAACTCTTCGATTAGCTGGCCTTGAAGATTTTTCATTTCACCTTCTCCGCCACCGAATGGAAGTCTTTCGCGGTTCATTTTAACCGTCAAAGAAGAAATATCTTCACCTTGTTTTTTGATGGTATCTAGCGCTTCTTTATAAGCCTCTTTCATCCCCTTCAATTGAGATTCAACATCATCAGTACTTGCTTTTTCATCAAGCTTTCCTTTAAAATCAGCAATAGCCGATTTTACGTCATCCCCAATCTTTTTAATTTCTAGCAATTCTGCTTCACCTGCCATGTTCCCAGTGCTTCTTTGAAAGTTTGTAATAATAATTTACGATCCCCTTCATCCTTCACTTCATCCGGGACAATGGTTTTGCCTGATTCGGCATCCGGTTGTCTGGTTTTAAAATAAGTATCCAGTGATTTTACATATTGCTCAATACGAGTGATTTCATCATCCGTACATTTGCCGTGTTTTAGTGCGTAGTCAATGCGATCAAAATAAGCCTCCATGTCATCCAGTGACTTGAACCCCATGATGGGCGTAAACTCATTTGCTCCGTGGCCCTGAAGGGAAGATCCCTCATAAAGCTTAATTTCAGTCAGCTTTGTAAAGCCTTCCGCTTTTTCTTTTTTGAGTGTTTTGAATCCGATTGAGTGCTCAGTAATTGCCCCAGCCTTAACCATTTTCCAGAAATCAACTCCGGCAGACCAATCACCAGCTTTTGATTCGTAGTAAAGTCCGTAATCGTCTTCTTTGAGTACAGTGAAAACCCCGACAGATTTTGTATTGTCGTGGTCAAGGAAATGTTTAATTCTTCTTCTTCCGTTTGGCCCCCAGTCTTCAATGGTTCTTTTGAAGGCTCCCGGCATGATCATATCGCCGTCAGAATCAATGTTACCAAAAGCTGAAAGGTAGCCAGACACCATCCCCTCTTCCTTATCCACAACATCCAATGCCTGGCTAATACTTTTGTATTCCATTTCCCCTCTATCTACTACACGTTTCTCTACAAAAGCAAATATAATGTAAAAAATATATATTGCAAATTTTATATAGTAATTATTATTTATATTGTCGATTAAGGCGCAAAATAGGTTAAAATATATTGACTTTTTTGTGTAGTATTTCGAAAGTTTTTGTATGTTTGTGGGGTAGATAGTGGTGTGGACGAAGTGAGGTTCATCGACACCATTCAATGAATGGAAATTCATGAAAAGCCGGATCAACCTCACTTGATTCGGCTTTTCTGTTTTTAACACTTCATCATGAAAACAAACATCACATTAGCCAGTTCAAGCCGCGAACTATTCGGAGTAACAATTCGGCAGGAAACTAAAACCGGATTTTTAAATCTTTCAGACTTGATATTGGCAGAAGCAAAAGGGAGGTCAATTTACGGATGGTCTCATAAAGGTCAATTGCAAGATATAGTAAACCAGAAGGAGAATTCGGAAAGGATATATTATGTACTTCATGAGACAGGAAAGATAAATTCAGACTTCTCTGAATTTATGAAAAATGTACATTCCAACGGAATGATTAAAACTTTAAAAAACATCAATTGCTACAGAGCGTCTGGAAGAGCTAACAATAAAACTGTCTGGTGTGACCCTTATTTATGGGTTCTCATTTGCATGGAAACGAATCCCATGCTGTACGGAAAGACAGTTGTATGGCTAACCGATCGATTGGTATTTAATCGCATTGAGGCAGGTGACTTCTATAAAGAATTATCCCGGTCGATTTCGAAGTTTAAAGATGTGGATTACGGAGCCTTGGCGAAAGCATTGAATTACGTCATTTTCGGAAAACATGAAACTGGAATACGCAATACAGGAACGGAAGTTCAATTGAAAGAACTTCGCGATCTGGAGTTAAATCTCTCCTTCGCCATTGATTCAGGTTTAATTAAAACGTTTGCCGACCTAATAGAGCACCTTCGCTTACTTTGGAGCAGGAAAAATAATCCAATCGCTTTAAGAGCTTAATTATGAAACCAGTAACCTTCCCCGGCGTAAATGTGATCATTGCCAAAGATCAACCAGAATACCTACCATTACCTGCAATAGTTCTTGAAGGTGGTGAAGTGATCACTTGCTGGGAATTATCCGACGAAGAACTTTTACAACTGATCGACACTAAAAGAATTTATCTATCACAACTGACTTTCAGTTCGCCATTACAACCGATTCTTCCATCGGTAAATTTGGAAGATTACTTTTAACAACTAAAACAAATGAGTGAAACAACACAAACATTTGGACAAAAAGCAGTAGGCCTATCTTTTAATCCATCTGGCGATGATGAAGTAGGTAAAGCAAAACAGATTTTTGCGAACGCCATTGATCAGTTAAATGATCTTCGACAAAGTACACTAAATGGTGAAGTGAAGCGAATGTGCTCGGTTGCCATTACGGAGGCGCAGACCGCACAGACGAACAAAGTTTTGATCTTCTAAAGGCAGGAAAAGCATCTAAGTCTTTTTTAAGTGACCAAAAGGTAAGCCTTGAAACTTTCACCAATGAACAAAAGGTCGCCGAACAGAAGCGTACCGAAGAATCTTTGAAAGAACAAATCCGTCAGTGGAGTCCTATCGTGGATGGGGCGTTAACGGATACGATTGATTTCAAGGGTACAGATTGGGAGTTCAAGTACAACTTACCACAAGGCCACAAAGAGATGATGAGAGACACCCTTTTACAGAGTGCCATTCAGAATCCTAAAATTGATCTCACGGTAGCCAGAAAAGGACTTGCTTACTTTATGTATGGCGATAAAATCCTCGAAAGCGCTGTGAAGGATATGCAAGCCCGAACTTTAGAAAGTGCAAAAAAACAAAGTCTGGCGGTCGAAACAAAAGAATCCCCGACCACGCCTACTGTTAATCTAAGAGACACTTTGATTAAAGCGATGCAGACCGGGAAACGTTAACTATTAAAAATTTAAAAGGTTTTAATAGTGAAAACGCATCTATTATAAAGAGTATTAATCATAAAAAAATAAATTTGATTAGTGTTTTATTAATTGAATTTGTTAAGAATTTTTCATTTAATGTGCTTGCGAGTACAGTGTTATTTACTTTATTTGCAAAATGCAATGTTTTTAAAATTTATACAACAATTGCTGTAACAAAAGAATACAATAATGCAAATTTTGTTAAAAAATTAGATATATATTTGCATATTTATTCTTGGTTATTAGCTTTAATTGACGATTATGTTATTAGAGATATTTCTGTCACTTTATTAGATGAAAGTTTGGTTATTGAAATACCAGCTGCAAACTCTGAAAATTTATATTTATTATTTGATGAAAATAATTATATTATAAATTTGAATACTTATTTAAACAATAAAGGTGTAAATAGTATGTATATTACAAAAGATAAACCGTTAACTTTAAGAATAGATTTATAATGGAAAATAATTTAGTACAATTGGTGACAGTAAAAGAACTATTGCCAATTTTTACTTTAAAAACAAATGAAGAAGCCAATGCTATTCAATTATTAAAATGTGAAGAACATGATTTTGATATTATTGTTGGTAAAGGTTTATATAACATTGGAGATAAATTATTATATATTTTACCAGATTCAAACTTAAAACCTGGTCACGATTATTTAAGTCAATATATTAATCCTACAAACAAAGATGGGCAAACAATTTCTTCAAAACTTGGGAAAAACAATCGTGTAAAAGCAATTGGTTTTAATTTTCATAAAGGAGATTTTAATAAACTTTATTCTAATGGAATAGTTTGTCCAAATGATTTAACTGTTGTAGATTTTGTTTATAAACATCAAGAAGCTGAAGAAAATAATAAATTGACTGTTGGTGGTAGAAAACCTTTTCCTTCATTTTTGTATAAAACAGACGAAACTAATTACAAGATTGTTGCAAATTCAATTGATTATCCTGTGACATTTGTTGGAACAGTTAAAGATGATGGCAGCTCTATTACTTTATATAATAAAAACATGACATTTGGTATTTGCAGCAGAAATCTTGAAAAACCATTATTAATTGATAAACAAATTGGTGTTAAAAATTATTTACCTGATTTTATTTTAAGACTTTTGCCGCATAAAATTCGCAAACATTTTTGGAAACCTATTTACCAAACAGTTACAAATAATGATGACTTTGTTAAATATGGTTCAAAGTATATGGATTTATTAATGTCATCATATAATAATGTTGCGTTAAGAGGTGAGCTTGTTGGTAAAACATCTTTAGGCAGTGGTAATAAAGCCAATCCAAGCAAAGATTTAGAAACTCAAATACATTTTTATGGTTTGGATTACATAGTTGCTGGTAGGGCAGAAAAAGCACCTTTTGAAGCATTTTACGCTTTGAAAGAAAAAGGCTTTCCAATTGTTGAAGTGTTATTTAATAAAATTTTTAATTCAAAAGAAGAATTGGAAAATGAATGTTTAAGTATTTTTAATGAAAAATTTATTGAAGGAATTGTTTTGAGAACTTTAGATTCTAAATTTTCTTGCAAATTTATGAACGATAAATACGATACGCTTAAATGACAATAGAAGAATTAGAAAAAGAATTGATTATTGCTCAAAAAGAATTAGAAGTGTCAAAAAGACCAAGTTCTGCAATGTATAAAAGAGTTGCAGATTTACAAAGACAAATTGCGGCATTAACAAAATAAAAAAATAACTTCAATAAAATGACTTTAAGTGAAAAAAAGATTCTTATGGATATTGGTGTTGTTTTTAGCAATGGAAATAAATCAACACCCTGGAATGAACCTTTGTCTTCTTCTATTATGAATATTAATTACAAAGGTAAATTATTATTCTCTATTGGAGGAGTTATTTCAGGATGTGGATTGTTATTAGTAACAAATTATGTTAAAAAATATACAGAAGAGGAATACATTATTATTAATTCTGTATTAAATGTTTATCAGGAAAGAGCAATAATATGTACTACTGCTGGTGCAGAATATTGTAAAGAATTGGTATCTGAATTTTTTAATAAAACAAATTTTGAAGAAGTTTTAAATTATGTAAATATTCATCATTACAAAAGTGGTTTAAAAGATTTACAAAGTTTTTGGATGCGAAAACATCCAAATGCAAATTTAAAAATTAAACTGAATGGAGCTGACAGTTGAAAAATTTAGAAAATTAAGTCCTATTGAACAAAAACAATACTTGCAAAATATTAAAGAAAAACAACAACAAAAACAAAAAGATGTTAAAATTATTGAAAATATAGTAAGAGGAAACAAAGATAGCATTTTAAAAGAAAATCGAGGAGAATGAAAATAACAAAACGCCCAAGTTGGGGTACAATAATTATTCTTTTAACATTATTAGGGTTGGCAATTGGTGTATTTAAATGTCCAATTTAATGACAAAAGAAGAAATAAAAAATCAAATAAATATTTTATGGAATTTGTTAAAAGAACCTTTTGAACAAAAAGACTTTGTTGAAATGCGAAGTATTCTTTATGATATTGAATTTTATGAATTGTTTTTAAGAAATTATGATACAAAACACTTTGAACAATGGACGAAAAACAAAAACTTATAGATAAAATTATTGAACAGATAAAAGAAGATATTCAAGCTGGTGATTATGAAGCTCTTGAAGAACTTTTAAAACAAGTATATAAATATCAAAATTTTGTAAACTATCTTCCTGAAAATGAACAACAAAATTGGTTTTAATGAAAGACAAAAGAGTAAATACATATGAAAAAGATGGTTTGTTGTACACAACTACAACAACTATATATAATGATGCTGGTTGTTATTACAAATTAGAAGAAACTACTGGTGTGCCAATTGTTGGTAAAACAGTAGATGAAGCTATTGAAAAATTAAATGACCAATATATAGCTATTGAAAAACGTTTAAACGAAGCTCTTGAAAATCATAATTTTGAATTGGTTATTCAGGATACTAAATTGTTGCAAAATATTTGGAATAATTTAAATTTTTATAACACACAAACAAAAGGATAATGATTACATTGAACGGTTGGGTTTTTATAATTATATTTGTTACTTCTGTTTTATTTTTAAGCAAAAATATTGTAAATGGTTTAAAACAATTAAATATATGGCAAAAATCTTAATTATTCCAGATGTTCATGGTAAAATAAAAGAATTACAATATTTATTTAAAAATATAAAAATTAATGATTACTATAAAATTATATTTTTAGGTGACTATTGTGATTCTTTTACTGCATCTAATGATGACATATTAAATTGTTTGAACTTTATTATAGATTTGAAAAAACAAAATAATCATATTGTTGAATTATTATTGGGAAACCATGATATTCAATATATATTCGATTATTCTTTTTGTAGAGTATCAGGATTTAGACCAGAAATATTTTTAAGTTTAAATCAATTATTTATTGAAAATATTAAACTATTTAAAATAGTTCATGTAGAAAATAATTTTTTATTTTCACATGCTGGTTTAACAAATAAATGGATTAAAAAAGTTATTAACATTAATAAAAAAGGCTTACCTATTTTTATTATTGAAAGAATTAATAAATTATTAGAATTTGAAGAGGGTATTGAACTTTTAAGTGAAGCTGGTTATGTGAGAGGTGGATATAAATATAATGCACCATCTTGTTTATGGGCTGACAAAATAGAATTATTAAAAGATAAATTTAATTTTGGTGGTTTTGAAAATGTTGTTCAAGTAGTAGGACATACACCGCAAATAGGAATAACTTTTGAAAACAATATTTATTTTACAGATACAATTGGTAATTCTTTATCACCTTTAATTTTAGAACAAATTACTTATCATTAAATTCAACAAAAGATTAAAACATAATGATAATATCAATTCAAAACAATTTGATAGACATTGCAAAAATATATAGAATAACTAAAATTAATTCTTTAAAAAATTATTGTGAAAATGAAAACTACCATGTTTATTGCAATTTTGAAATTTATTTCATAGGTACAAATAAAAGTGTTAAAATAGAAATTACAGACGATATCATTAAAAAAGAAGAAATAAAAAGCTATTTAGATAATGTTTATTTAGAAATAAAAAATAAAGATAATAATTTTAAAATAGAAGACCTTTATAATGAAGTTGATAATTCAAAAATATCTCGCGCTAATGTATTTCAAAAAATATTAGAAAACAGATTAAACAAAGTTAGAGAGCAATTACTCAGTTTATGGGTAAAAGATGATTCTATCTTAACAATAGAAATCTAAAAATAAAATGAAAGAAAATGATAAATTTTATTTATTGACTTTTAATGAAGATTGGGCAGATGAACATAATGTTCCAGCATTAGCTTGTTTTAATGAAGAAACATTTGATTTATTTAGGAATAAAAAATTTATTTCTGATGAAGAACTTGAAGAAAAAAAAGAAGGTCTTGAAAAATATAAACAATATTGCGAATTATGCAAAAATATTAGTGAAAAAACTAAAAATAAAATAAAAGATTTTCCAAACGAAAGCTATTATAATGTGCAAGCAAAAATTTTAGCAGAAGAAAATCTTTCTATGAACTTTTTTTACAAAGGAGTAAAACAACCTATTCTTGATGTTGACATTCGCGCTTATTTGGGTAATAATGGTGGTGATTTCAATGAAGAATTTCAAGATTGTTTTACAGGTCAAGATTTTATTGATAAAAAATATGTTAAAGTAATTGAAGTTGATAAATCTTTTTATGATACTTTTAATACTGCGAGTCTTTCAAGATTAAGTTTATGTTCAATTTTTCAAAATTTAAATGACGTATAGACATGCCAAAAAAAAAAGAAAATTGTGAAAAATGTAATTTTGAAGCAACTGGAGAACCAGATTTGTTTGTTAGAGGACGCATTTTTGCATCTACTATAACAAAATTTGTTAAATGTAAAGTTTGTGGTAAAAAAGATAGAATTATTAGAAATGCCACACCGCACGAAATAGTAATAAATTCAAAATAAACAAACAAATGGCATTTAATTTTTTTGCAAAATCAAAATGTAAATGTTGTAATTATGTTGGTTATAAACAAGAAGAATACACCCCTGGTAAATTTTTTGTGCCAAAAATTACAACTTGGCAAAGATGTACTGTTTGTAAAGATATTAAAAAAACAATTAGAGATGCAACAGCAAAAGAAATAAAAGAATATGAATCTTTAATTCAATAAATAAAATGAGTTTAATCATAAATAAAACTGCCATTAATGGAAATTGCGTTATTAAAATTGAAAAAACAGAAATAAAAAATAAATATGAATTTGTTGAATCTGGTTTTTTATTTTATTTAATTGGTGGAGAAACTTTATTTATTAAAGATTCTGCACAAATAACAGAAGAAACATCTGACTATAATTATTGCATGTTTAAATATATTGGACATTTATCTTTAAAAACATTAATGTGTCATTTATTAGATGATAAAAAATCTCTTGTTTTTAAAGATGAATAAAAACAAAGGCTAACTTTTATGGTTAGCCTTTTTATTTTTTCAGACTTATCTATCTTGTAATTCACTCATGTCTTTTTCAGCTCTTGTTTTGAATTTAACAATAGTTGATGTAAAAGGAAATGCTTTGAACCATTTTTCATATACTTTATCTAAATCTTCTTCATCAGAAGACCCATCTTTTAAATATTTATAAGAGGCAGCTGTTGCTTTTTTAAAATCTTTATAAATACTCATTGCTGGTATTAAAGAAGATGTAAATGTGGTAAATACATCAGGGCTTGTATAAAAAATTAAATCATTTTCAACTTGTAATAATTGATTAGCAATCATTCGTGGAATACCTTTATCAATTTTGTCATCATCATCGTCATCATAAAAAGATTTTAATAAAACAGCAAGAGCTAACATAACAGCATACATTTGTAAATCAGCAATAGTTTTTTTAATATTAGCTTTTTCCATTTCAGATAAGTTTACAGTACTTCTTTTAAATAAAAGAGTGTAAAGTTTATTCATCATATTACCATTTAAATCATTATTATCATCTAACAACCTTTTGATAGTAGTGTATCTTCCTTCAACATCTTGGTCTATAATTTCATTGTGATATTTTTTACCAAATCTTTGTTCTATACCTTCTGCCATCCAAGATAATCTATATTGCCCAATTAATCTACCTAATACTTTTTGTTTTGCTACAACAGGATTATTTCTATCAAAGTTACCGTGCATTTGTTTTAAAATAAACTTTAATTTGCTTCTATATTCTGCCATTTTTACTGGATTATCTCCATTCCAAGCTAAGTTTGTTTGTTTATCAAATAAATCTTCATTCCATGAACCATCTTCTTTAAAAGCACTCCACAGTGATATTTCTTCATTGTTTTTTCCTTTAATTTTATCTTTTAACATTATAGCAATAGCACTTGTAGATTTCATAATAAAATCACTACTTTGCATTAAATTGTATGGATTTAATGTTTTAGCTAATTTATTTTCTGTATATCTATTTTTACCATATTTTATATCTATAACATCATGTGTTAAACCAAGTTTTTCTACAACATGAGTGATTTTATTTCCTTGTTCAGTTGTTAATGTACCAAAAGATAAATATTTTCTTACAGAAGATAAAACTATTTGATTAGCTTTACCAAATTCTTTAAAAGAAAAATTTAAACCACCAGATGCTTCAACATAATTTGTTACTAAACCAAAAGCAGCATTTGCAAAAGCACTAAAAGGATTATAAGAAAATGTTTTTAAAGCTTGTACAGCAATTACATTATCAAAAAAAGAAGACCATGTAAATCTTTTACCACCCAAAGCTCTATATTCATCTATTAAAGTTTCGTAACCTGTTAATTCTTCTTTTTCAAGTTTTGTTAATTTAGTATCTTGACTTTTTAAAAATAAAGTATCTCTTTTTTCATTATTCTTTTTAATAAGTTTAACCAATTCTTTTGCTCTTTCTTTTTTAGAAGAAGTTATTCCAATTAAATCAGACGTAGAAAATATGTCATCTTCAAAATCTTTATTAGCTTTATGTTGACCTTCAACATCTTTATATTTACCATATAAAACAGCATCTATTGTATATTTGAATCTTTTCTTTAAATTGACGGGGTCTTCAAATGTACCATTTGTTTTTAATGATTTTGATTTATCAACAATACTTTTTGCTAATTGTACTTCTAAATTAATATCAGACATAAATTTATAATGACTTGCCATTGCTAAAAATACTTCAAAAGATTTATTTGGGTCAATAGAATAAGATGTTAAAAGTTCTTCAAGTCTTACGTTTAATGATTTTACTTCTGCAACTGTTAAGTTGTTTGTTTTTTCATTTTTGCTTAATTTATCTTGAATTTTTTTAATTTCTCTATCTATATCTCTTAATTTTTCAATTGGTACAGTATTTAATTCTTGACCATTTTCATCTAATTCACCTATATAATTATGTTCAAAATCAGTAGTAAAAGAATTAACAACATTTGAATTTATTTTATTTAAAAATCCTTTAAATCCACTATTTTGAAATGTGGCTAATAAATCAGCTTTTGCTCTATAAAAATAATTACTTGAAGTTGCATTTTCTTTTGAATAATCAGGAAGAATATTTTTTAAATCATTCATGCTTGTTTTTAAAAACATAAAGTATTCTTTTAAATTTTCATCTTTCATAATATTTTCATAATCTGAATTATAATAACCTGTATCTTTTTTAGTATTTTTATTAAATTTTCTTGGAATATTAACTACATATTCACTACTAAAAACATCAGAATCTGCTATTTTATATTGTGTTTTATAAGTGTCAGAAGAACCGTGCATCATTCCATAAAAAATATCAGGAGAATTATTAATCATCCATTGATTTTTATTTTTTTCTTTTTCTTCTGTTGTTAAATTTTCAGTATCTAACCAATCTTCATACTCTTGTTTTAATTGAATATATTCATTGTATTTTAATTCTGCTTTTTTTAAAGCTTCTTCTACAATTGAAATATCACCAATAGCATTTATTAATTCGTCTTTTAATGCTTGTTTTTTTGATTCTGAGCCAATAAAATATTGTGGGTCTATACTTATAGTATTTGCATTATACCATTCCTTTAATTCTCTTTTTGCGCGTCTTATTTCAACAGCATTATTTTTTTCTTTTGCTATTTTTAAATTATTTTGCAAATCTTTTCTGTCATCATAAAATTTATGGTCATACTTATCTATTAATCTATTTCTTAAAATATTACCAAATTTATCTTTTGCAAATATTTTTGATGCTTTTGCTAATTTACTTTTATAATCAGAACCAAGTTTGTTGAACAATTCATTTATTTTTTTTAATTGTTTGTCAATAAACAAATCTCTTTCTTGTGTTTTTACATTTATAAGTTTTGCAACATACTGAATATATGGATTGACATCATCTGTTAAATCTAATGTTAAACCTTCTCTCATAGAAGCTTCTTGCAAATATAATAAATCTTCCATTTTAACAGAAACACCATGTGATTGTGCTAATTCTAAAGCTTTTTCTTTTAATTTAATATCATACATTCTTTGTAAAGTTTGAGCTTCTACTTCAATAGCAATATCATCTTCTGTTGTAGATTCCATTAACTCAGTAAATTTATTATAAGCACCTAACATTTGATGATATGATAATAATTCTTGTTCATTTAAATTAGGAGAATTTAATTTAGCTCTTATGTTTTTTAAATGTTCTTTTGCAATTGTATAAACAGCATCAAGTTCATTTTTTTTAGCTAAAACTTTACCATTTTTTAACAATTGTTCTATTTTTAATTTTTCTTCATTTAAACTAAAAGTATTATATTTACCTGTTTTTAAATATTCATCTATTTTTTTGAGCCTTTGATTAAGAAGGTGCTCAATTTTTTTAAAACCAGACATTGCTGAATAAGATAATTCTTTATGAGAAGTTTCATTTACTCCTAAATATACTTTTAGAGCAGTTTCGGAATTACCTAACTGCTCTAAAAGTTCTGTATAAATTGGGTCATTTATTTTTATTTCACAAGCCATTATGATAAGTTTTTAAGTTTATACAATGTACTTGCGTATAATTCAATAATATCATCAATAATTTGTTGTAAATAACCATCTGTTAATTTACTTCTTGTTTGCTCTGATAAAGTTATTTTTTCAGAAAGATACAAACACATATCTTTCCCCTCGTTTATTTTAATATCACCATAACCTTTTACAATTCCATATTTACCTTGATAAGATTCAATAAATCTATCTCTTAAATCAACAATATCAGAGTATAAAGAATTTAAAGCCATGTGTTGAGCATAACTTTTAGTTTGTAAATGTGCAATATGCGCAACAACTTCTACTTCAAAAAGTGAATTTAAAAATGGTATTAAACTATTGCTGTTTTTATTTTTTAAAACAGAATCTATTATGTCTTTTGTTTCTAACATTTTGTTTCTATTGTTTTATTAAGTTTTAATTTAGTGAAAGCTAATCTTTCAGACGGTGTTAAAGATTTTAAAAAATCATCAAGTGATGATTTTAATTTAATTGAATCATTTGCTGTTTGAGATATAGAAAGTTCTTCTTTTTTATTTTCAGCAACAATAAAATTATCACCAGTTTGTTTTTGTGTATAAATTACTAAAGTATCAGTGGGTCTTGAAAAAGCAACATAACGCATTTGATTTGCTTCATAAGCAAAGAAATCACCATTTTCATCAACAGTTAATCGTTTATCTTCTTTATAAGAAATATTTTCTTCATCAACCATAACATGTTTGTAAGTGCTTCCTTGTGCTTTATGTGTTGTTATTGCATAACCATAACCAATATTTCCAGAAATAGAAGTTATAGCATTACTTTCTAAAGCTTTATCAATCGCTGCTATCAATTGTTCATTAGTTTCTGTTTTACCTTGTGCTTTTAAAGAATTTCGTCTTGCTGCCATCAAACCTTTATAATCAGTAACATGTTTATTTGATTCAATTCTATATAAAACATTTGGCACAACAATTCCCATTTTTTCAATTTCTTGTAAAAATTTATTTGGTTCGCTTGCAAATTGAAACTTTTTATCTATTTTATTTTTTTCTAAAAAAACATTGAACAGTTTTTGAGCAAACTCTTTGTTTTCATTTTTAGAAATATCTACCCATCTTACAAATTTTGTTTGTGCATATTCATCTGGTTTGTCTTGAACTTCAACTGCTTCGACACCATAGCTTAAAAATTGTATTTTTTCTTGTCTAACAGCTTTTCCATTTTCAAAAACAGGGAAATTTATCAAACCTTCTTTTTCAATTGGGTCATTTAAAACAATATAATCTTGACTATTTTGAATAGGTGTTTCTGTTGCTGACATACCCCAATTCAAATCACCCATTAAAATTTCTCCTTTTAACAAAGGTTTATCAGCTTCTTCTTTATATAAACGAGTTCTAATTTGATTATTATACATATCTACTGTGTTATTTCCATATGCAATTAATTTTACCAAACCTTTTTCGTTATCTGTTTTATATAAACTTCTATAATACATAAAAGCATCAACTAATCTTTGTTTTGAATCAACAATTTTTACATGTTCTGTATTCCCATATTGAACAATACCACCTTTTAAATCTTTTAAATTACTTCTTACTGTATTTGTTAATAATGCAATAGCTGTGTCATCATCAAATCTTTTTACTTCTGTTAATTCATAAGAATTACTTGTTCTTTTATTAAAATAATCACTAAGTTTATTTGCACGGGCATTTAATTGTTTAGAAAAAACAGTATTTCCAATAGGGGGCAATTGACCTTTATCACCCATTACAACTTTAAATACTCCAGATTCTGGTGGATATATGTTATTTAAAGAATCAAAATCATATTTATTAATCGTGGATATTTCATCAAGAGCTATTACTGTTGGTAAAACTTTTTGCCCCATTTTAGCTTTTGCTAACGCTGATGCAACTGTTATATAGTTACCAGTTCTACCATTTACCATATTAGAAGCAACTTTCCCAGCTTTATGCGTTGGTGTCATAATTACTAAACCTTTGTTATAAGGACTTCTTTTGTTTATATATTCTTTAATAATTTTTATAACAGTACTTTTACCTGTATTATGTGTAACAGTAAAATCTTCTAATATAAATAAATTATCACCATCTAATGCAAAACCATAATATTTATCAACAATATCTTTTTCAATTTTAATACCAGTATGTCTAAGATTTTTTATTTGAGTTCTTAATTCGTTTTGTTTTCTTTTTATTTTACAAGGAATTAATCTGTCAACAGTTATAGATAATCTATAATAAAAATATTTTTCTTTTTTAAATTTTGAATTAGTAATTGTTTTTATACTGTTTGTAACTTTAAAACCTAAACTTCTACAAAGATATGTAATTTGTTCAGCTAATAATTTATGTTTCGAACAAATTTCATAAGTCTTACCTTTTTTACAATAATAACCATCCGAATCAAATAAACCAGCTAAAAGATTCAATCTATCTTCAATTGATGAATATAAATATTCATCTGGTATATATTTTTCTTCTAATTTAGTAGAATTTTGAATATTGTATATTTTTTTAAACGCGTCGGTTAATTCTTTATTTTTATTGTGAATAGTATAGGTTATATTATTTTCATTAGTTATACCTATTTCTTTTAAATATTGAATTATTTCAATATCAATATTGGTTATTTTTCTTATAGACTCAGTATGACCATCACCCAACCACAAACCAAGATAATAAGGATTTATTAAAAGTTCTTTTTTAGTAAATTCAATAGCTTCACATTGATAACCTTTTCCTTGTTTCTTTAACGTGTTTCCTTTTGATAAATTTAAGTAATCTATTAATTTAATATTTTTTACTTTAACTGTTTTTCTATCAGAATTTACTTCTTTTAATGATAAAATGTGTTGTTCATTTACTCTATAAGAAGCTCCTTTAACTTGATGTACCCAATACATTTGTTCAATTCCTCTTTTTAAATCTAAAACAGTTCTTGGCGTAGAATCAACTCCCATTAATAAATCTCCAATTTTTACATCTTGAACTTCTTTAAATTTACCATCAAACATTAAAACTTTTGTTCCATAACCAAGGCAGCCTGCACGTCCCAATAATCTAAACTCATTATCTCCTTTTTTATTTAAAAAATTATCATAAGCATTGGCTACTTCTTGTAATGCTTCTTTTTGACCAGTTGTTAATTCAATACTTATTTTTTTACCATTTTTAGTAGCTGTTGTTTCTAATTCTACACCGTTAATGTTAATAGTATTAAATTTTTCTAAATTAAGAATTTGAGAATCTGTTATTACTTGTTTTTCAATTGCTTTTGTTTCAACATTTCTAAAATTTTTACCATTTTGTGGGTCAACATCTGGATTATTATTATAAGCATTTAATATTTTATTTTCATCAATTTGTTTACCTTTGTAATTTTCTACTTCAATAGCTTTACCATTTTTTATTTTAATTGTATAATTTGCTCCAAAATATTTAAACGTATCTGAAGTATAAACATTTTCAACATTTGTAAGTAAAGCATCATTATCTCTTACTTCATATTCTTTTGGTAAAACAACATTGTTTGGAATAAAATCTTGAAGTTGTATAAATAAATTTTTTATTTCACCAACAGTATAGCCAGCTAAAGAACTTCCTAATTTTGTAACTAAAAACTTTTTATCAGAATTTTCTCTTGCAAAATGTAACATTTCACGCAAACCATTTTCAATTTCTCCTAATGTAGAAGACTTTTCTTTTCTCCAATCTTTTTTAGTTATAACTGCATATGATTGACCTTGCAAACCTTCTGCTTGTCCTTGTTTTGCACCAAATTTTTCTTTAGCTAAAAGAGCTGCGCCTTTTCCATGAGCACCTTCTGCATTACTTCCAAATACAAATATTTCATTTGGTTTTAAAGAAGTAATATTATCTGGAGTAAATTCATTTGGTTGTCTTTTTGTTGATTCTATTTTAATATTTGTTTTATTTTTATCTTCTGATAATACTAAAATATTACCAATAGCATTTTCTAAAACAGAACCTTCATTTATAGATGTAATATTATAACTTTTTGCGATAGCTTTTAATAATTTAGTAAGTAAAGCACTAAACCTATCAAAAAAGGATTTATCACCACTATATTTAATTTTGTTTATAAACTTTTGAAATTCTGGTTTAGTCATTGCACCAGTAATGAACTCATGTGAATCTGTTAAACAATAATAAATATTTACATCTGTTGAACTATATCTTGTAGGAGCATCACTTTTATAATTTTTTAAATAATTCAAATAACCTTCATAATTTATAACGTTACCATCTATGTTTACAGTTCCAATTTCTTTTAATTTCTCTATTACAACATCTTTTAATTTATTAAGATTTTCAATTGCTTTAGCTTCTTCTTTTGTTACAGATGTATTATCTTTTTCCCATTTGTCAATTTTATCAGAAGTTACAACATGTAAAAGTTCATGCAACAAAGTCTTTTGTAATTGTTGTTCGGCTGTTATATTTAGTACATCAGCTGCTATTGTAATTTTTTCAATATTGGTTGAAATAATTTTTTGTGCAGGCAAAGCTTCTGCTTGTGCGTTTAATTTGTTATTATTACCAATTTTTGTTTGTTTCGCTTCTGGTATTTCACTTAATAGTTCTGCAATAATTTTATGGTCATCTGAACCAAATGTTTTTATTAAAGATAAAGAAGTTTGTAGTGCTTCATTTGAAAATTTACCATCTTGAATATTATATTTATCAAGTAATTTTTCTTGTTCAGTGTTGTTGTTTTCTTTTTCAATTTCTTCTTTTATAATTTCTGGTTCAATAGTTTTTTGAGTTTCAATATAACGAGTATTATTTTCATTAATTATTGAAGGTTTATTATCCCAAAAATTAAGATTAGCATTATATTCAGTTATACCAAGTTTATCAGTACCAAGAGTAGGTATTACATTATATACATAATCAACAGCTGCTCCATTTGAATTAATATATAATTGATATAAAACAGGTTCAAACATTTTAGATTTAGGATTCATAACATATTTATAAATGAATAATGGAGGTAAAGTTAGTCCATTGAAATTTAAAAGATTTCTTTGCTCTTCTTTTAAATAATTTGTTCTTGATATTTTTTGAATATTTGAATCTTTTACATCAAAAGTTTTACTTCCTCCCGTAATAAATTCATCAGTTACTTTTAATGCTTTATAAGGATTGTTTTGAATAAATTGTTTTAAAAAACTTAATTCAATACCAGAATTGTTTAATTCATCATATAAAGATTCATTAATACTTCTTAAATTTTCAGAGAATTTATTGTTTAAAAGTATTGATGCTGGAATATATTTTAAAAAGTTTTTAGCATTTTGTGTACCACTTGTTAAATAAGAATATTTAATTAAATCAACAGCAAAATCTTTTGTATCTTCATTTAATAAAAGTTCAGCAAAACCTCTTGTATTTTCAGCATCATCATATTCTAATGATATTGCTGCGTTATATACAACCATTTTAATACCTTCTTCATTTTTCACACCCAATCTTTTTAAGAAATAATTATTTTTATACTGTTTTTTAAGTTTCAATAATCTTTCACTTAATGAATTTTCACCTTTTAAAAGCCTTTCTTGTTCACTCTGAACATTACTAATTAAATCTAAATCTTTAGATGTAAAAATAAAAGCTTTAAATTCATTTAATAACAGCCTTTGTTCACTTTCAGAAATATCATTCAATGAATTTAGTCCTTTTATACCAGCATACAATTCAAAAATGTTTTGAATAACTGGAGAATTATATACATATAAATCAGAAAACAAATTAGAAGCTAATTTAATAGAATTATTAGTAGCAGAACCAAGTTCAGTTCCATTTGTTAAACTATCAATACCATCAATTTGAATCATTTCATCTGAATTTAATAAAGGAGAAGTATATATTGAGTTTGCTTCAATTCTATTAAATCTTTGCGCTTTTATATTTGCACTAATTAAAGATTTTCCCACACCTTTACTATCCGAATTTGTAGATGTCATAACATCTCTCATTGAATTTCCAAGTTCTTCTAACTTTAAAAAGAATTTTAAAATGTCAACTTGGTGCATATAATAAGCTTTTGAATTAGTTTCTTTTAAATTTAATTTAATATTCAACAAATCAGTTTCAGAAGGAAGAACATACGTTTCATCAAATTTAAAATTAGAAATAATTCCTGCTAATTTACTATATTTTTCAATAAGACCTTTGACCATATTTTCTTTTTTATAAGGGTCAAATTCTTCTATTGTTCTATCATTTAAAAGTTCCATAGATTTAACATACTCTTCAACTATTTCTTGCTTTAAAATAAAAGCAACAGTGTTATTATTAGCTACATTTAATTCAGTTTTAGTTGAATCTTCAAGCATTAATAAAGCATTTGCAACAGCAAAAGTAGTATTATTTAAATTAATTTTACCTAATATACCTGATTTAGCATTATCAACAGATTCAGACTGTAAATTTTGAATATTTAAAGCTTTATTTCTTTCATAAGTACCTGTTATATTACCAACTTTGTCATAAACATTAAAAATAGTATGCCCAACACCTTTTAAATTTTTATTATCACTAAAAGCATTTAAAGATATAATTTGACCTTTTGAGTTTCTTATATTTAAAAAAAAGGGTACAGGATTACCATCTTTATCAGATTTCATTAACTCAATTTTTCTACCTTGTAAAATAGAATTATATGTAGAAGCTAATGACTCTGCGCCAACACCATCTTTACCTGACCTATTTTCAAATTGGGCTTGTTTATTAAATTCAGCAGAAATTAAACTTCTTACTTTTTTATCTTCTGTATTTATTACTTTAGCAGCATCTGCTAAATCTTGAACATCTAATGGTGCTAAAATTTTATTAGTCATATCAGAATGTGTTAAAACAGAAAAATGTAAATCTATATAATCATTTTGAAGCTGTTTCATTGAACCATGACCTTCATTATATTTTTCTAATTTTCCATTATTTAATAAACGCGTATTAAATTGATAAGTATAAAGTTTATCAACGTCATTATCGCAACCCATTTGAATAGTTAATTCAGAAGGATATATAACAACATCACCCATATATGGTGGTAAAAAACCAACTACTTCCAAAGGAATCATTGAGTTGTGTCCTTGATTAGGAATCCTTGCACCAACCAATTTAAATAATTCTGGGTCAATATCTTCTATTTTAATGTTTTGTCCTAATTTCAAAGCTTTACCATTATTGTCTTTATAATTAAACGGAATTAGAACTTGTGCTGATATTACTTTACCATCTTTTTGCGTAATAGTTTGTAAACCTTTTGTTTTATCAAAATTTGAACTGTTTGTAAAAGTAATATCACTATTATTTAAGTCATAATCTTCATTAAATATCCAAGATTGATTAGAACTTTGCACATAAGATTTTCCTGGCATTTTATTTAATACAATTTTACTAACAACAGATGTTAACAATGATTCAAATTTGTTACTTGAATTATTAAAAAATAATGGTATTTCAAATTCATCACCTTGTTCTGTTAATTTTAAACTATAAATATCATTTAAAGGAAATCCTCTTGAATAAGCTTCTTCTAAAATCATATCTTTAATTTTAGATAACTTATTAAATTTTAATTTATTTCCTATTTGTACACCTTCTTTATCAAAAATAGGTTCTTCTGATACTTTTAATTTTTCAAAAAGTTCTTGTTTACCTATTTCAAACATTTGTTTTCTTAAATCTTCTTTTTTATTACGAACTTCTTCACCTGTCAAAGTTTCATCTTTAAATACAAAACCTTCCATGTTTAAAATACCTTCTGTAATAAGTTTATTCATTTGACTTATTGTAACAATTTTAGCTTTATTTTCATCATAAGGTACTTCTTGTTGTATTCTAAAACCTTCTCTATTTAAAGTAATTGATTTTAAATCAAAATCATCAAGCAATTTTCCATTATCATCATATATTTTATTCATATTAAAACCGCCAACTTTAACAGCAGTTTCAAAAGCAAATCTTTGAATACCAAGTTTTGCCATTTTTTCTTGTATTTTCTTTAACTCTGTACCTTCTAATAATTGAGGAACTAATGGGATTGAAGAGGATTTAACATAAACTTTTGACACAAAATTACCAACAGTATAATTAACTACTTGAACTGGTTTTTGCGGTTGCATTATTACAGTTAGCTCTTCTTGAGATAAACGATTTGTATTATTTACACCATTTTGCTCTTGATTATGTAATTTTGTTTTCAAAGTAATATAAATATCATCTTCAACTTGACCTTTTGCAAATAAAGTATCTAAATGTTCAGTAGCAAGTGTCCATTCTTGAGCGTCAGTACCTTTAATTTCAGAATAAGCTTTCTTTAAAACAGGATTAGAATTGATATACTCATTAGCTGATGCTAAAACAACGTCTTTTACAATTGCAATTTTATAATTTTTTTGCATTTTAAAAGATTTACTTTCTATATCCCAAAGCATCCAATGAGGTTCATTTCCTGGTGCTATATCTTTTGCATTACGTTTGATTACTTCAACAGCAGTAGCGTCTTCATTTTTTTTAAAAGCCCAAGCAGGGTCGCCACCTATAACTCTATAATATTCACCAGCAACTAACATTTGATAATATTCAACTTCTAATGCTGCTTGTAAATATGCTTGAGTTACTTCTCCTTTATTAGCAGTTATAGTCTTTTTATTATTTTTATAAGTAGTAGAAAAAGCTTTAAATTTATTTTTTTGCATCCATTGAGAATCTAAAAATATTTTTTCACCATTTGTTATATCATTTTCATTTGGTACAATTGATAGATTTCTCCAAATATTCAATCTTTCATAAACTTGTTTACCCAATGTTACATCGACAATTGATTTAATTAAATCATCAGTGGGCAAATCATTGTTGTTAGCAAATATAGAATCTATTTCTTCTACTGAATAACCTTGTATATCACCATTAACAATTGCTTCTTTTAATTTATTTTTATTTAACAAAGGAAAAAATAAAAATAATTGAGAGCCTGTTTTAAAATTAGAAGGTAAAGATTTTTCATTTTCAATTAAATATCTTGCTTCTTGTATTCTTTTTCTTTCAGCAAAAGCAAGTTCATATAATTTCTCCATTCCACTATCTGAAATTAAAGAATTATTAACAGCTAATTTAACTTCTGGAACTCTTAAAGAAGGACATGTTGTTTTATCTGAAATTGTAGGTAATCTAACAATTCTTTTTTTATTTCCTTTGTTTAAAATTTCAGCAAGAACATGTAATTCATATTCTTTTTCAGTTGCTTTAATTGGGTCTGTACCTGTGTCATCACCTCTTTTCTTTAAACCTTCTCTATATTCTAAGTTAATATTGTTTTCTTTTAAATTTTTAAGTAACCAACAATCATTACCATTAGAATCTTTTACAAAAAAATAATTATTTAATTCTGGAGCTTCTCCATTTTTAATTTTATCAATTTCTTTTTCTAACATTTTATATTGAGAATAAGCATAAACAGTATCTCCATTTACATTTTTATGACTATCACTAAATGATTCTGGGTTATGCTCTAAATATAATTTTACCAATGTTGATTTAATATCATTAGCGACAGAATTTTCACCAACAAAAGGATTGTTTATTTCATCATCATTTTCTTCTGTATTTTTAAATTTAGAAAACATTTGATTAAAGAAAGAATTTTCATCTAATGTAACACTTAAATAAGTTCTAATTTTTTTTACTTCTTTTGGTACATATTTTGAATATATTTTTTCTTGTCCTTTTACTGAACTAAGCAAATCTAAAACTTGTTCTTTAGTTAATTCAATACCAATTTCATTGAATAATAATGATAATGCTGCACTTTTTGCACTATTATCTTTTAGTTTAGTTATTTCAGTGTATTGTTGATAAATCCCATTTGTTTCAACTTTACCAAGAGAATAATATTTACTATTTTTGAAATTTTCATACCATGTATCAATTACAATTTGTTCTGCACTGTTTCTATTAGAATTAGTTGGTGTTAAATCATAACCTCCTTTTTTACCTTTATTAAACAAAGTTAAATTAAAACGATTGTGTATTTTTTTAATATTTGTAAATAACTCATTTTTTCTTGCTTGAGAATAGTCATTTTCAATAGCATATTCTAAAGCTTCTAACCACGGCATTTCTTTTTTATAATCTTCAAGAACATCTTTATAATTTTCTTGATTTAAATTTGGTGTGTTTGAAAAAATACGAAGTAATTGAGTATAAGCAGTATCAATGTTTATAAATTTAGGAACACCATAAATAGTAAATTCTGGTTGAAATTCATCATTTACAAAAGTACCTTGCTCGATAGTAGCAAGTTTCATTTTTAAATTATTTGAAGCAGTAGATTTTGGGTCAACAGTAAATGAACTATCAGCCCATTGATTTTCTTTAATTTTACCAGCTTCATCTTGATTATCAGTCATTGAAATATCTTCATCATCAAAATAATCAATTGCTCTATTTTTAAATTTAAAACCCATTGCTTCTAATTTATCAACAGCAAGTTTTTCTAATTTAGACCAATTTTCTGGTAATAAAACATCTTCAATTTGTTTTTTAGATTCTTCTGTTTCTTGATATTGAACTAAATCAGTAAATTCTTTTTTAGCATGTGCAAAAGCTTTTTCTACATCAATTTTTTTATTTAAATTTATTTTATTTAAATTAAAATAATCCATTAAATAAAATACAATACTTTCTGTTGCTTCTTTTGCTTTTTCTTGTGATACAACTGAATTAGAATCTAATGTAACAGCTTTTATTTGCTTTATAAGCTTGCTTCTTTCTTTTTCTGCATTCTCTGCTGATTCAATAGGTAATTCTTGCTTACGAACAAAATTTAACACACTATCTATATGAGGTTCACCTGTAAGATAAGTGTTTAATAGTTTAGTTTTTGATTTTATCCAATTACCAAAACTTAATAAAAATTCAGATGAAGTTGCAACTCTATAAATAGAATCAGCAACTTCATTTGTTTTAAATTTTTTATATAAATCAGACCATAATCTTGATTGAGTATTTTTACCAGTTAATGGTGATTTAATTATTTTACATTGTGCCATTAGCAATCTCCGTCTTTTAATTGTATTTGATTATTGTTAGTATAAGAAATACTAAGTTCTTTTTTAAATTTATTTTTAAATCTATCCATCATTGGATTTTTAATGGTTGTTTGTTGAGTTTCAGTATTTTCGACAGGTGTTGTTTTTGATTCGTTAGATACATTTGTTGTTGTTTTTATATCAGGTTTACCCCAAGTTATTTCTCCTTTTTTTACTAATTTCCATTGTCCATCTTTCTTTTCATATATTGCAGGCGTCACATTTGTAATTTTATCTTTTGTTCTTGCGTTTAAAGATTTGAAAACTGGAAAAATATATAAATCTGGGTAGTTAAAAGCATCAACATTTGTGCTATCATTTGAAATAAATTCAACAAATGCTTTATTTTCATTAATAACATTTATTTTAAATAGTGCACCAAAACTTTCTTTTGATGAAACAGAGTTTTTTGAAAAATCACCATTAGGTTGTGGGGTTGAACCAAATTCAACAAATTTTGTTTTTATATTTTCAACAGGTCTTGTTTCATCTAAAATTATATTTGTTTCTTCTGTTTCTAAAGGAGTATCTTTTGTATCTAATTTTTCAACAGCTATTTTTGCTCTTTCAATATCCTCTATTGCTTGTTGTGAAAAACTTTCAGTGTTGTTTATTTTATTCAGTTCTTCAAGTGGAACAATATGCAGTTCAACATGCTCGTTTTGATATTTTATACTATTTTTAATAGCATATTCTTTAGAAAAACTTTGTCCTGTTGCTATATCTTCTACTTTTTCTCTAAATAATTCAACGGCATCTTTTCCACCTTTTGTTTTTACAAAATTTCCTTTTTTCCAATTTGTTGTTTCTTCATTTCCATATAAATTCCATTTTACAAAATTATTATCTTCAAATTTTTTATTTTCTTCAATTTTTTCAACTTTATGCTTAAAAACAGAATTGTAATTTATTTGAAAAACAGGTTGTTCAATATAAACATATTCATCTTCTACTTTATTTTTACCGTTTACATTAGTAATTATTCTACCTTTTACATGTTCAGTATAATTTACTTTTTGTTCATTAAATATTTCAAAGTCTTCTTCTCCAACAACAACTTTTGGTATTTCAGTTTTAACATTTGAATCTTCTAATAATTGTTCATTACCAACTGTAATTTCAACTGTTTGTCTTTTACTTTTAATGTATTCTTCTAATACTTGAAAAGCTTGAGCTAAACCTACTGTTTTTAATAAACCATTATATTCAGAACTATTTACATTATTTATCTGCAAACCTTGTTTTTTAGCTAAATCTTTCAAAGCCATTTGTGCATCTTGAATACTACGAATATATAAAATTGCATCTACATTATTACCAGTAACTTCATCTTTTTTAAAAATTACACCAGGAATCATAACTTGTATTGCTTTTTTGTTATCTTCTGTTGAAGAATCATCTGCAAAATCTACAAATATTTTTCCTCTATTTATTTTATTCCCATTTTCATCAAGTAGTTTTATAGAACTCATGTTTGGAATAAATGTACAATAAATAGATAAAAACTTTTTTAAATCTGAAACCTTATTTAATCTCAATGTTGTATTTTTTATTTTAACAGTTTTACCATCATCTGTTTTTTTAGACATTAAAAAATCTCTAATTGTTTGAAAAAATAAAGAATGTTGTTCTTCTGATGTTTTTTTAGATATAATAGGAACAGCTACACTTCTTTCAGTACCATCTGCTTGATTTCTCATTGGTACTAATAAAACTGGCGTGCCCGCAATAGCAGACAATGCTTCTTTTTTATTCATAACTTCATCTTTTGCTAAAGTATCAGCAGATACATATAAACTTCCATCATTTCCTACGACTGCAAATTTAATATCGTTGCTTGGTAATAATTTAGCAGCTTCATCGTATGTAGTTTCACCTTTGACAAGATTCCAACTTATTTTTCCAGGATTAATACTTTCTATTGTAACATCATATTGAATGTTTTTATCTTGTTCAAAATTTGTTAAAAGTTGTTTTCTCAATTTTACATTTTCAGCAAATGATTTTACTATGTCTTCAAAACTTTCTCCAGCAGAATTTCTAAATACTTCTGTACTATTGTAATTTTCTTTGAAATATTTTACAATTTCTGCATTTTTATTTTGCAAAGCTAAATCTACAAACATATTAATTTGCTCGTTTGTTAAAATATCAATACCGTTTTTATCTTTTATTTCTAATATCCATTTGGGAGTATGTAAAAATGTAGTTGTATTTTCGTCAATAACTATTTTTATTGGAAAATCTAATTGTGCTAATTTATTTTCATCATTTGAATATTGATGAAACAAATCATTTTCATAATCAACACTCAATTTAACATCAGATAAACCACTGAATTTTTCATTAGACAAAAAGAAATGATTATTATTAATAGTGTTTAATTTTGTTGTTGTTATTTTACCATTTTTTTCTGTATATTCATGTGTTAAAATAGCTAATGAACTTTCTGGGCTTGTGTTTTTTAAATGTTCATAATCAACAGCAGATTTAATATTACTAAAAACTTCATCTAATTCTTTTGGTGTAACTGGTGGTTGGTCAGCTAAATCTGTTTTAAATGTTTTTTCAGCAGTTTGTTTTTTAAAATCAAGATAAGTTGTACTAATTTGATTTGCAGTTATACCTCCACCAAAAGAAGCATTTAAAATTGAAGTTAACATGTTATATTCAACTTCATTTAATTTACCAATCTCTGCTACTTTTTTAAGTATAGTTTCAGACAAATCTTTTCTTGCTATTTGTGGATTTTTCTTTCTAAGTATTTCAGCCATTTTAATTACAATAGGCTTTACTTTACTTGTAAGCTCTTCAAATTTAGAAAATTCATCTTCTTCTACATTTAATTCTTTTCTTCCTTGTAATAAACTTGCAACATCAGCAGCTAATAAATCTAATTCATCATCTTCTGTTGTTTGTGTTATTTGAGAAGATGTTTGCTGAGAAACAGCTGCTTGACTAACTGGTTGTTGTACTATTTGTGGCTGACTTGTTGGTTGTACTGTTTGTTGCGTTGTGGCTGGTGTATTTTGAGTTACAGGCTGTGCTACTTGTAAAGCAGACTGAACAGCTGCTTGTGTTTGTTGAACAGCTGCTTGCGCTGGCTGAGCTGATTGTCTTGCTTGTGTAGCTTGTTGTCTTTGTAAATTAGTTACTGGTGCTACTGGTGTTATAGCAGCACTTGTATTTTTTACTATATTATCACCAAGTTGTTTGTAATATGCTAAAGTAGCAGATTGTTTTGCTAAATTTTCTGGTATTCTACTAAATAAATAAGATTTAAAATTATTTATGTCATTAGTAAATTCTTTTTGACCTTCTTCAGTTTTTAAATTTTGATATGTCTCAAGAAAAGCTTGTCTTTTATTATATAATTTGTTTAAATCAGAAACCATTTCTTGAACTTCATCAAATTTATCTGGATTACCATCTTTTAATTTTGTAAACTGTTTATTAATAACATTGTTATTATTTATTAAATTAACAAAATTATCAAAATCACTATTGTACATTTTTAATAATTTTTTAGCTTCTTTTTTTTCTTTTTCAGAAGCTTTACTTTGTTCTAAAGCTATTAATTCTTCTTTTAATTTAGCATACTGTTCTTTTGGATTATCAATATCTTTTTTGTAACCTTCTTCTCGAACATTTTCAACAGTGGATAATGCTTTTTCAACTTTTTTATTTTGCTTTAAAATATTAAAATTTACTTTTAAAGAATCAATTAGATTTTGACTTGATATTCCTCCAACAACATTACTTATTTCTGTATAAATATTTTTTTCTCTTGCGTCAATATTTTTTAAATTGGCAATAGTATAAGCAAGACCTTCTGTTACGTCTTCATCTTGTGATGGATTTAATCTTTCAGCAATTTTAACTGCATCACGAATTGAATTAGCTTTTTCTTTAATAGAAGAAACAAGTTTTTGTTTTTCTTGTTTAACTTCTTCTTCTGATTTATTATTAAACCCCATAAGCTGTTTAAATTCATTAGTGTCAAGATTGCTTATGTTTTTAGTTAAGTCGTCTGTAATCGAAGAAAAATAGCCTCCTTTGATGCGCGAATGAACATAATTAAAAAACTGGTCATTCTCTTTATTTTTTCTTTCAAAAATAGTTTCTTGCCCTATATTTGGTTTGTTGGTTGATTCTCTCGCTACCATTTGAAGCAATGCTTTTGTTGAAACATTTGCTTTATTAGTATTCATTAAATTTACCAAATGATTTGTTGACTCATTGTTTTCTTTAATTTCATTAACAGCACCAAACATACCACCTTGCATTTGAATATCATTAGAACCATCTTCTTTTTTTCCAAAATGAGGAAAACCCATTCCACCAATAATCATTCCTATACCAACTTCTTTCAAACCTTCTTCTGTACCGTATGTTTGTTTTATACCATCCCATAAAGCAGAATATAAATTGTAACCTTCTTCATGTCCTTTTGGGTCGTATTTAGCAGCAACGTATCTTTTAGCAGAATCACTAATAACACCTTGTCCACCTTCTTCAACAAGACCTTCTGATATTGGAGTTTTTATGATATTACCAGCAGTTAATACTGCTTTTTTAGTTTTAGAATAAGTGTCCCAAGCATTAATAAAATCCATGTTTTTTATATCATCAACAGATTTACCAAGTGCTTTAGCAGCATTTTCTAATTCATTTTCGCCAAGTTTTTCAACTGTTTTTATTGGATTTAATCCTAATTTATTTTTAGTAGCATTTAATAAATCGGCTGTTTTATTAAATGTTTTAGGTAGCATAATTGCATTACCAACTGATAATAAAGCCATATTAGCAGCAAAAACTGTATTAGCAGCATTGTTTGCTTCTGAAACTATTTTAGCATACTCTTCTGACTTTTCATCAATTGGTACACCAAGTTCTAATTCTTTTTTACTTTTTAAATCTTTAATAATTTCTTTTTTAACATTATTAGCTTCTACACCAGCTTCATATCCAGCACCAGTAATTAACTGTCTTGTGAAACCAGCAGCATCTTTAATGTTTTCTACTGCTGTTATTTTTTTTATTAAAGTTGAAGCTTTTGTTGTGTTGTTAATTGTATTTTCTAAATTCAAAGCTTTTTGAGCAACAGAACCAATTTTTCCTAAACCAGAAGCAATTAATGGTGTTGCATAACCAGCAGTTAAAGTTTCTGATAATACTGCACCAGCAGTAAAACTTAAACCGCCTAAAACATCATCAGCCCAAAATTTAACAAAACCTCCGCCACCGCCACCGTACATTTGTTTATACCAAGCTGTATCTTCTGCTTCTTTTGTCTGATGAAATTGTAATTTTTCATCCATCCATTCATTAGCTTTATCCATAGCTTTACTAAAATCATTATCATAAAATTTATTTAATTCTCCAGTTGCTAACATATCAACAAGACCATAGGCTGAACCAACTGTTCCTCCTAAAGTTGCAGTTAATGTTTTACCAACAAATTTACCAATACCTTTTACCCATTGATTTACAGCATCTTCTTCTTGCCCTAACTGCTCGTGTACAAGTTCACTATCTTGAAAATTATCCCCAGATAAACTTGGTGCTTTATCTAAATTAGATATATCAACAGAAGATGTTCCTTTAACAGTTGATTCACTTAACGCTTGTCTATTTAAAGGTTGAATAGGTGCACCTAATGATTTACTTAAAGCATCTAATGGGTCTAATCCTAATTCTTCTGGATTAACCAATGCTTGATTTTGTTTTAATTTTTCTTTTGCCATTATTCTTCTGTTGTTGAATTACCAAAAATTATTTGTGCAGCACCAGAAACATTTACTTTTGCTGAACTTGATGTTCTTGATTTTTTAATTGTTTCTGTTTTAATTTTAGCATTATCATCTGTATAAGTTGCATAAGCAGCTATTTCATTTAATGCTTGGTCAACATTACCATATTCAAATTCATTTTGGTTAACAATTTTACCTTCTTTTATTGGTATTAATTTTTCTCGACCATCAGCACCCTTTCCAAAAATAGCATAGTTTGGTTTAACACCGTCACCTATTGCTTTTACATATAAATTATAACCTTTAATATTGATTGGTTCAGTAGAAGGTTTATTAGCAATTACTAAATTTAAATTGTTATTAAATACATCTTGCACATCTAATTTCTGAGCATTTATATTTAATTTATTTGCAGTAGTTCCAACTTGAGGTAATTTTAAACCACCGTGTTCTGACACCAATGCTTGTCTTGCTAAAGCATAACCTTTGTTTTGTTCACCATTTTGAAACATCATCATTGCTTCACTTCTTGATGCTTGAATAACCATTTCATTATGTGTAATAGGAATATCAGAAAGCATAGTGTAACGTTTGCCTTTATGTTCTCCTGTTATTCTATATTTATTACCCATATCATTTCTAACAGTTTCAACTGAAATATTAGAAAGAGCTGCGCCTTTTGGTAAGTCAGCAGATTTTCCTTCATTATCTGTCCAATTGATTGTTCCATTTATACCGTAACCATAAGAATTACCTGTTTTAAAATCTTGTTCTATTGCATTAGAAAGTAATCCCATAGGCATTGTTTTATCTGGTTGAACATATCTATTAGTAATAATTGTTTTGTTGATAGCATCATCAAGTTTATTGTTTACTTGTTTATTAACTTTTGCAAACATTTCTTTGGCTGCATTTCCTGTAATATCAGTTGTTGTTCCTGTTTTTGTACCTCTAACTTTTGTTGTAACAAATCTATTATTATCACTATCTTTAGCAGACAATGCTTCTTTTATAAAATCTTCACGAGATTGATTTGGCTGTTTGTATCTATTATAATAATCATCTACAATAGGTTTAGTTTTTTCTTCATTAAATAAATCTAATTTAGCAGCACCATCATACATTCCTTCAATAGTTTGTTTTTGCAAATCTAAATTGCTTTTTGCACTTGCTGAAATTAAAGCTTCTTGCCCAGTCATAGTTTCATAATGAGAATTAATTATATTACCTTTATCTCTAAAAGTATCTGTCCACCATTTACCTCTTTTTGCTAATTCTTGTTGGTATTTAACAGGGTCTAACTGTCCTTTAACAGAAGCGTCATGTTTTATACGTTGTAATTCAGCTTGTACTTCTTCATTAATATTTAAACCAGTTGCTTGTGACAAAGCTTTTCTATCACTATTTAAAACATTATTTGTTTTTTGTAAATTAGTATTAATGTCAGAATAAGATTTTGCTATATTTCTTGTTTCTTGTTGAGATACATCTGGTGTAAATATTCCTGGATTTGGAGGTAACACCATTTGCTCAGCTATTCTTGTAGCAGCTTCCATCATATTTCTACCTTGCATTGCTAATTTAGTGTAAGGATTTGCTTCAACATCAATTTTTTGTGTATGACCAAATAATTTACTAAAACCATTTCTATTAATAGTTTCATGTTCTTGTAAAGCATCTTTAAACATCATTGATTTTATTTGTTGAGGTTCTAAAGATGAAAGATTTTGTGTATTATTTTTTAAACTTTGATTTTGTTTTTCAACTGATTGTTTAAATAAGTCAAAAGCTTCTTTTGTATGTTTACCAACTTGACCATCAACTTTCCCAATATCATAACCAGCATCTTTTAATGATTTTTGTGCAGCTAATACTTTACTTTTATCACCTGAATTTATAGCAGATTCTAATAATTTTAAATTTTCTGCATTAATATTAAATTCCTGAGCAGATTTAATTCCTTTTGCTTGTAAATAAGCATTTTGGTCTGTTGTCTGTGCTTTATTCCAAGCATAAGATTCAACTGAACCTTTATATTTAGGGTCTTTATAAATTTGGTCAAATAAAGCATTTATTCTATCTGGTGAATAACTTTCTTTTTCTGATTTAGTTATCCATTGATTACCTATTTGAACAGTTCCAATTTTATCAGATTGTAAAAATTTAGAAGCTTCTCTTAAATCTTTTTCAACATCATAATATTTACCCATACCTGCCCAAACAATTGGTTTTAATTAATTTGGGTTAGTAGAATTCATAAGTTGATTTAAACCATAGTCAATAAAATGTTTGGGCGCATCTTGATTTTGTTTTAAAAAATCATCTTTTAATTTTTGATATTGTTCTTTTTTAGCTTTTAAATAATATCTTGTACCAGTTGAAGCATCAGAAGTAATTTCATTTGCTAATTGTTGAAGTCTTTTATTACCTAAATTAATAGCATTGGGGTCGCCACTATGATAAACATTTGTAATTTCATCAATTTTTTTATTAGTTTCTTCTTGTACTTGTTTAGCTAACTCACTATCAAAAAATTCATGGTCTATTTTTTCACCTTTTGTTTTTTCTAAAGCATCATATTTGCCTTGTTGTGCTAATAAAAGTTTTGACCAATCACCAAAATCTGGAGTTTCAATTGTTTTTGGTGAATAATATTCAGATTGTAATTGTAAAGGAGTATATCTTTCAAATCTATTAGCCATTATTTTACTTTAAGTTTTATAGCGTCTAATACTTTTGTTAATGAAGCATCATCGCGTTTAGTTAAATAATCTTTCCATTCTTGCATACCATCTAATTTAAAATCAGAAACCATAGAATTTAACATATTAAATCCAGCAGTTGTTTTTAGTAATGCTTGATTATAAACATCAGAAGTAGCATCTTTTGCGAATTGTTTTTTAGCAAAATCTCCAGCATAAGAAGATAATGTTTGTCTTGCAACATCACCAAGTCCTCTTGTAGCTGCTTGATTTTGTGCAAATTTATCATCAGCAGAAACAAGTCTGTTAGAAATGTCTTGTGCTTTACTTGCTTCATATTGCCCCTGTTGCCCTAATATTTGGTTTCTAAGCTGTTGTTCTTGCATAGCAGTATTACCTAAAGCATTTTGTGTATCAGCGTTTAAACCAGACAAACGTGCCATTCTAACAGCATCTGATGTTGTGTTATTATTTATAACATCAGCACCAGCATTTTTAGATGAATTTATTTGATTATATGCTTGTGTCATATCAACACCCATAGAATTAAATCTTTGGTCAGCTTTACCATAATCAGATAATCTTGGATTTACTTTGTCAGGTTTAACTGTTAAAGCTTTTATTGTATCATAAATTGCTAAACCACCCTTCATTACATCAGCAACTTTTCCTGGATTAATATTTAAAGATTTTGCAGTTTGTGTTTTATTTGCTGTTGCAGGTGTGTCAATAAAATTAGGCAAATCTGGTAAACCTTGTGTTATAAGATTTGATACAGGACTAAAAGGAACATTTGGTAATGTTTTTAAATTTTGACTTGTATATTGATTATTAGGAAGAGTCTGTGTAATATCTCCACTATATTGATTTCTTGGTAATAAAGGAGTTGTTTGTGTATTTCTTATTTGACTAATGGGGTCAAATTGTGGAACTTCATATCCTTTATTTAAACCAAGTTCAATTGGATTATCTGTGTTGTTTAAATTTAAACCAAATTCAGCTTTTAAAAGTTCTTTTTGAAAATCTTTTTCTTTATTCATTGTTATAACATTTAAACCTCCGCCACCAGACATTTCTTCTTGTGGATTATTTAATGTTTCAGGTTCGTTTGTTCCTTTTAACTTATTAATAATTTCATTAACATTCATTAATTTTTTTAATTTTAATTCCATTGCTGTTTTAGTTGGATTATCTAAATCAACATTTTTATTATTAAATTTTTTCATTATATCATTTGCATCTTTTGAAGTACCATTTTTATCTGAAAAAACATAATTTAAATTAGATAAATCTGGAAGAGTGGTAAATTTATATTTATTTTCAGTTCCTTCAATTTCAGCAGAAGGATTTTTATAATCTACATTACCTTGTTCATTAATTGGTTGCCCGCCATTTTCATGTGATGGACTGTCGTACTGTTTAAAATTATTAGAAAGCGAACCACCTTCTTCAAAAAATGTTTTTTTAACAGTATCTTTTAAAAAATTCATTGCTTCTGGAATTTTTGAAAAAGCATTTCCTATACCTTCGTTTGCTTCTTTTGAGTCCCAACCTGGAATTGCATAATCTAAAGTTTCATTTAAAAAAGGAACAGCATTTGCTCCAGCTTTTAAATAATTTTTATCTTTTAAATAAAATGCAGATGTTATAGGTGTTAAAACTCTTCCAGCTGTTGAAAACAATTTTGCAGATTTTAAATCACCAGTCAGTTCTTTTCCTTTTCCAGCTAATTTTAAAATGTCTTCTGTTGCAGCAGGTGGTTGGTCATTAATTATTTGTGCTTTTTTTGTTTTACCACCATCTTTCATTTTATATGGGTCAGTAGAAATATTTAAAGGTTTAGGACTTGTTGGTGTATTACCAGATTCTATAATATTACCAATAGCAGAAAGTGCAGGAGCAGCAATAGCTCCCACACCTGGTATTAAACTTGCTAATGGACTTAAACTTGATAAAACAGAACCAAAACCATATTTTGGTAGTTTTTTCTTAGTCATTATCTTTGAGATTTGTTTGTATTAAAGTTAGTAAAATACAATTTTAGTTTATTGTTATTTTGAGAATTTGTATAATAAAGTCTTACAAATAAATATTTATCTTTTAATTTATCAAGATTAATTTGATTAAGAGACGCTATTGTTGTTGGTATTGCGTCTATATAATAAGAAGAATAAATATCATCCCACGAAGAAGATTTTACAGGTGTGGTGGTAGATAAATTATATAGTTGAGAAATTTTATAATTTTTATCTGTTCTTATGATATTTTTTATATTTTGAGAATATTCAATATTACCAAAAGGATTTGTTGTTTGATTTAAATAATTCAAAGATAATAATCCTGTTGATTTATCTTTTGAATAAATCCACAATTTATCAAATGTTTTATCTGGTGTTTGAACCCATGTTTTTTTATTATTATCATAAGTTAATGTTTCAGAAATATAATCAATTGAATTTAATTCTTGTGTGAAATAAGAAGACAAAACTGTTTCAACGATAAAAGGATACGTTGTGTTATAGAATCTTCTACTGTTTGTTTTATCTGAATGAACATATAGTTTATTTTGATTATTAGTAAAATAATTAAATTCATTATTAAAGCTAAATTCTGGTATATACGAATGAAAAGAAACCCACTTATCATGTTCTAAATTGTAACTTAATGTCCATGACTTATTTTCAAATAAATAATTGTCTGTTATATCAGCTATACCTGTTTCTGGGTCTGAAATATTACCATTTATATCCTGTATTAAATTACCAAAAATTGAATCTAATAAATAAGAATAATCTTTTTTAACTAATAAAATTCTTTTGTAATATGGGTCATAAGATAATTTTAAATTAAAAGAATTATAAGGAGTTTCTAAAAAAGAAGGATTTTCTTTTTGAAATGTAAATGGTAAATTATCATAAAACCAATGATACATATTTTCATTAGTTATTGGTTTTATTTGTTGGTCAAATTTGAATACTTGACCTTGTTTTGCATCAGCCCAAAAATAACCATGTGGAGTATTAATTGTTGCAAATTTATTTTGACATCCTGCAAAACCAGTATCTGTTGTTATAAATTCTTCTGGTGGAATTGATAAAAAATCTCCAGTTCCTAAATACAAAGTACTATTGTTAGTTTGTAAAGTTTGAGGGTTTGGTTTTATAATATAAGTAGTATCATTAGTATGAGTTAACAACAAATTATTTTTTAATTTTAAAGCAGTAATTATTCCTTTATTTTGAGGAATATCAATATAATTATTGGCTTTTGTTATTCTAAAACTATCTTGTTTTGCTTCTGTAAAAGAAGGTTCTGAATATATTATTCTATGTGGATAATTATTTAAACATTCTGAACAATAATCGTAGGAAAAATTTAAAGGATAATATAATTGTTTATTATTATTTTTATAATCTAAATTTAATTTAAAATAATTATCACAAAATATTTCTTTAAATGTACTTGGCGTTACATTTTGATTAAATAAAACAGCTGTAAAAAATTTATCCATATCGTCATATAATAACATTGACGTATGGCAGTCATCTGAACCAATAATATTCAATGATGTATTAATTTCTGTATCAAAGTAATAATGATATTTTCTTTCTACGGTTAATCCATTATAATCACCCGCTGCATAAGGTACATTTAAACTTGTTATGCAGCAATCACCACCAAATACTTTGTAATTTGAAGCATTTGTGTAATAAATATTAGATATTTTTTTGTATTCTAAATTTGATAAATCAGAATACAGAGATGTTTTATATCTTTTTAAATAACCAAAATCATTATCAGGAGGAAAAATACTTCCTCCTTGTGGAGCTGTATTAATTAAAGAATTTGTTAATTCGATTAACAAATGTGAATTTATTAAATCTTTATTTTCTACTGTTCCAGCAAATAGTCCACTGCTTAATTTAGATTTAGAACTTATGTTGGCATATTTTAATATTTTTTTTCTTGAAAATCTTGGTGCTACAATGGTTGGAGCTTGTGCAAAAGTACTTATTAACAAAGTTGGAACATTATTTACTTGTATATTTGAAGCTCCGCCAGAGCTATTACTAAACCATTCAATTGCACAATAATCAAAACTTAAAGATTCTTTAAATGTTTGTTTTGGTGAAAATACTTCTAAATATTTTATATCTGTTCCTAATTGTGTACCTGTTTCCATACTTAGTAAACTTGTCCCAATTGAAACAGAATCATCGTAAACAGAATTAAATCTTGCAGAATCAATAACTGTTTTATTTTCATCAGTTCTTTTTGCAGAAACAAAAAAATGCCCAATTATATTATTATTTGGATAAATAACATTTTCAAATTGAATACCCATTCCCCACATTTCATTAGATGAAGGAATATAAAAAGGACGCGATGTAGTATTTCTATTAGGAAACTTATGGTGTCTTATTGGTGTATTTTGTAAATTACCAAATATGTAATTATTATTACAATCTTTTGTTTGTGGATATTTAAAAGTTGAATCTTCCCAATAACTCATATCCATTGTTTCTAAATCTGAATTAAAAGAAACTTCTGCTTGAGAAGTATTTTCTAATTTCCAACGTTCAATTTGTTGACCAATTGCAATATTAGGATAAAACTCATACTTTTCAATATTGTTTGTTGTTATTGTTATTAATTGTGTATCTATTGATGATATTTGTCGCCCAGGGATATGAAAAACAGGAGATTTTGAACCATCTTTAAAAACATAAACAACGCCAAAAGAATAAATTTCGTCAGGCATGTAAAATCCATACTTTTCTAAAAACAAAGCGTTCTTAGCACTTTCTTCTGTTATACTTGCGTGTTTTACTTTTTTCCAAATTGCAGATGTTTGGATTGAATTTGCAAAACTTTGAAAAGTAGAGTAGTCATTGTTTTTTGTTTTTAAATTAGCACGTATTAAACGATTGTTTACTTGTTCCATATAAGTAGAAGAATTATAAATAATATTATTAAGATAAGCATAATTATTATCAATTATTATATCGTTTGTGCTAATACCTCTAAATTTAATCGACTTAGTGGTTATTGAATAAAGTGTATTTATTTTAAATGTTTGTGCTGTTACACTATCTCCATTTGTATAAGCAATTACATTTAAACGAATATAATCAAAAGATGTATCAACGTTTAAAAGGTCTATATCAATTGATTTTGATGTTTTTATTTTTCCGCCTATTTCAGCTGAATATTTTGGATAATTAAAAGAACCAAATATTTTATCTGGAGATTGTTCTGAATTATCATAATAAATATTTACAGGGTTTGAAATTTCAGATTTTTTTACAACATTTAACATATTATCTAAAATCTCTATAAAAAATAAATATTGACCAGATTCTAAAGAACCTTCTTCATTATTTACTTTAGATATACTAACTTGTGGAATTAAAACATCTGGTATTAAATTAAATTTGTTTGAATCAAAAATATTATTTGTTTTGTAATCGTTTGGTTTATCTAAATTAAATTGTCTATCTGGATTTAAATGATTATCGTTCCAATATATAATTGTTTCACAACCATTTACTATTTTGTATGTACCCTGTATTAAATGTGTAACTTTAAAATTTAAAACAGACACAAGAAAAGATTCTTCAATTTTACAATCTTTTATTACTTTAATATATGATACAGTGTTATCAGTAGTAAACAATACAGTCTTACCATCTCCAATATAAATATTACCTATTATTTTTTGATTTGGTTCAAGAACAATACATTCAATATTTGACTGTTCTGATGATAAAACACCTTGTTCACCTATTTCTAACACACCATTTAAAATAAATGTAGGTTGTTTATTTATGTATTCAGGAGCATCTTTATTTAAACCAAGCCATTGATTAACAGGATTTACATTATTAAATTCTTCGTTCATATGACCTTCCTTTAGTTATGTTTACTAATCTTTGGTTTCTATTTTTAAAATAAATTGATGATATTGTATCTGAATCAATTGATTTTAATATTTCAGAACCTTTTGCTCTTTTAAAAGCAACTTCAGTTTGCTGTAATAATCTATCATACATTTGATAAGCACTTTCTTCTTTTATTGAACTTTTATTTAAATAACATTGTGCTTGACAATATAAACTTAAATATCTTAAAATTTCAGGAGTATTAATTATTTTATAATCAGTTCCTTGTTTTATTTCTGTCATATATTCAATACACAAATAACCAGTTTTTATTGAGCACCAAAGTACTTTATTTGAATCAACAGTAAAATCATAAGTGCAATCATTACAAAATTTATTTGGGCAATTTTTGCAAATGTTATCACCATTAGTATTACCTGTATATTTTAATAATATGGCATTTTCTCTGTAATATTTTGATTCTAAAAATATTTTATGCGCAATAGCATAATCACCAACTATATGTGTTAATGATGAAGTAGGATTTGTGTCATTTGAATTATTATAAATTAAATCAACAACACCACCATCGCAATCATAATTATGTGGCTTATTTGCAAAATAAACAACACTATTTAAAAGTTTAACTTCTGAATTAAGTTGAATTTGATGGTCTTTTATTTCTATAAGAATTACTTTGTTTTCGAGTTGTTCTGGTACTTTTAATAATCTGTAAGCGTCTAATGCCCAACTTAATATATTATCAACACCGCAATCGGTTTGAAATTGTTGAGGAATTCTTGAAGTATCTAATACTGATTTTAGTGAAGTATATTCTTTCATTCTGAAAAATTTAAAAGTGTATTAGGATTGTCTTGAAAATGGTTAAACCATTCTTTTTTAAAAGTAGCATTTGGTCTAACTCGCCAAAATCCAGCAGTAGAAAAACCTTGTTTATTTTTTTTCCATTTTAAAACAGCAGTATAACCACTTGTTTTTAAATTTTTAAAGTATATTCTTTTTTCTTGTAATTTAGTTTCTTTCCAATTTATTTTTGAATTAGACCTATATTTTTTAAATTGTAGTGTACCTAACATATTTGGTATAGTAAATATATTACCAGAAAATAAAAATTCTTTAACATAAAAAAAATAACAATATACTATTTCTGACCATTGTTTATAATTTAATGAATATTTATTATTTGTGCATTCTGTTTTTGGAAAATAAGGTCTTGGAATAGTACCTTCAATATATTTTTTATCTGGATAATTTAAATATAAATCAGCTAATGTTTTCTTTTTCATGGAGTTTCTAAATTATTTGAATCATTAGTGTTATCTGTTTGAATATTTAATTTTAAATATGTGTCAAAAGACATTTTGATAATGTCATTAATAGCATCTCTACCTAAACCAATATCTAAACTAAAAACATCAACACAAGAATTTGGGTCTTGCAAATTATTAAAGTCTAAAATATTATCCCATAAACCAATTACTTTTATACATTTAAGCAACGTATTATTTATAATATAAACTTTATTGTCTTTACCTATATAGTAAAACATTCTATCTTTTTTAATATCATTATATTGAATATTTGGTATTTGTTCTTCTAATATTAAATCAATTTTTTCATTAGAAGGAGTTAATATTTTTAAAGCGTCGGCAGTTTTACTTCTAACAACACTTGGTATTGCTGTTTGTGTAACTTTAATAGGGCAACTTAAATTTACACAAGAGCCATCATACATATTACCATCAATCAATGGTAAATAAAAAGGATGATAAGCTCTTGGTGATATAAAATTGTTTTTCTTTAATTCATTTTTTAAATAATCAGCTTTTGTATTACAAAAAATAGACCATAAATAGGCATCTGTATAATCTGGTGTTCTGTTATTTAATTTTAATAATTCTTTATAAATTGAAAGTACTTCATTTATTGTCATTTTCTAAAATTGAAATTATTTCGTTTTTTAAATATGGCAACTCTATAATTGCATAGTTGTCATTTTTTTGATTAAACCATATTACTTTATTTTCTTCAAAATCTAAACTTAAAGGTTCTAATATATATCTATAAAAAGATAACTGCAAAGCATATTTATTAAATTCACAGTTTTGAAGATGTGTTATTGGTTTTTTAAAATTTTGATACTTGTTTTCAGTATCTATTTTTTTATCTGTTTTATAATCTCTTAATGTATATTTATTATTTTTTGTATTGTAGCCAAGAAAATCAAATTGTCCAGCTATTCGTTGTGTCCCAATAATTTGCTCTGTAAATAAAGATAAAATGTGTTCATGGTCATTTCTATAATTATCAGCAAAATGTAATAATGTTTCTTTTTTTTCTTTTATTAAATCAGTTTCAATAACACCATATCTTTGTAAACTTGGAACAACTGATTTATTTTTAAATAAATTTTCTAAATAATCATGTAAAAAACTACCTATTCCACTTCCTTCTATTTTAGCTAATTCCCATCTTTCAGCAATCACATGTGGTAATACATTTTCTTCTTTTGCTTTTTTTGTTAGCCAATAATGATAGTTAAAAGGTTGCTGAAGTTGTTTTAATTTAGTTGTAACAGATGTTAGTATTTCACCAGTTTCTCTGTTATAATAAGAATGGGTATCATCCTCAAAGAAGATGTACCCATATAGTTCATTTATTTTTTTTATTAATTCCATGTTTATATTTTAATGTCAATTTCTAATATTCTACCGTCTTCATAATCATAAACTTGTGCTAAAACACTTGGTACATTATAATAATTTTTGGAATCTGTCCATTTATCAGACGTTGATAAACAAGGATATTGTCTAATAGTTAATCTACCATCATTGAAAGACCTGCTAAAATGCTTATCACCAACAGAAAATTCAATAAATTTATTTGTATATTCTTTTGGAAAAAAGTTAGCAAATATATCTTTTGCATATTTTAAATCCATATTACCATGATGTAAACAAATACTTGTATTTCCCATTGTTACACATTTTCTTACTGAAAAAACAGAATCGAATGTAATTTTATTTACATTTCTATAATACGCTTCTAATGTTTTACCCAAATAATAAGACGTTGTTAAATCGTGATTTCCTGAAAGTTGAATGACTTGTAAAGTATTACAGTTATTAAGCAAATAATCAATAGATGAAATACTAAGTTGTAAACCAAGTTCAAAAGCTTTATCAAAATGTAAACTATTATCTTGTGGTGTACCATTTGTTGTAGTGTTAAAATAAGTATCTGTATTAAAAAAATCAGAGCCGACAACATAAATAATAGTATCTACATTGTGATAACGTTTTGCTGTTTCTACTGTTTTTACTAAACATGAATAATATTTTTCACATTTATCTTTTGGTGTAGAACCATCTAAAGTGAGTTTATTAATATGAAAATCTGTTTGATTTATAAATAATCCACAAGGTCTTTTTTCGACACTAACTGGACTTTCTTTAATATAATCAGTCGTAGAAGGTTTAAAGGATTCAATTGCTTTTAAAAGAATATCTTCTTTTTCTTCTGCTGAAGTAAAGCTGTAAAGCATTTTACCAGAAGCATTTTGCCACATACTTTTAACTTTAAATCCTTCAGGAACAGCAATAAAATCATTAGCTTTATTTACTTCGACTTCTTGAACTTCATCTGTTTCTGGAAGAAGTTTACCTGTTCTTACATAATATCTATACCAATCAGATAATTGTTTTAATGTTTTACTTGTTGGTTCTAAATTAAATTTTTCAGCAATTTCTTTCCATGAAAACATATCTTTGTTGTTAATAGCAAATTCTGTAATTTCTTCTCTTAAACTTTTTTTCATTAAGTTATTTTTTTGTTGTTAATTATAGTACAAAGTTAGCATAAAATTTAGTATGTTAATGAAAATTCATAACAAAATAAAACAAAAATAGCCAAGTGAAAAATTAATTTCACTCGGCTATGTTTTTACTTTTTAATAAATTTTTCAATATATTCAAAACGAGAATCTATTTTCTTTAATGTTTCTGTCATTTCAGATAATACAACTTGCATATCTTTTATAACACCTAAAGATTTTAATTCCATATCAATAACTTGCGCTTGTAATTTATCAATTCTTTCTTGATTTAATAAATCTTTTTTATAGAAAAACCAAACAGCTACAATTAAAAGTAATACTACACTTACTTTTTGTGCGAATTCATAAAGTAGAGGATTTGTAACATTCATGTCTGCTTGTAAAAAAATTGGTAAAATATTTAGTATGTATGGGATTGTTAATGTTAACATGTTGGTGTTAAAGTTAAAGTTTTTGTTATTATACAGTTTTCTTTATTTGTTAAAACAAGTTCAAACGTTACGTTTTTAGTGCAAGCTAATCCTGATTGAGAGATTGCTAACGCTGAACTTTCATTATTTGTAAGAAGTGGTAAACTTGAGTTAGATGAAATCCAATAATATGAAATAATATTAGAAGGTATTGCAGCTGTGTATTCTAATAAATAACTTGACACACCATATTGATTGTCAAATTGTAAAGTTGCAATTATGTTATTATTTTTTTCTACATTTGTAAAAACATGACATGGATTTATATAAAAATAAAATGTTGTTGCGCAACCAGTTGCATCTACTATATCAATTTTAAATAAATTATTAGTAAAACAATTTTGTATCGTTGATGTAATATTTAAATTTAATATAGCAAAAGGCGGTGTTGAATTATTATTAGAAATTATTCCTGTACAATTTGTACACGTAAAGCAATTTGTAGGTGCTGTAACTGTATAATTAAAAGGACTGTTTCCTTTTAATTCAAGATGTAAATTAAAACTTCCATCTTGTAAAACTTCTGTACAACCAATTTTTTCTATTGTTGTACAATTTGTTGTGCACGTATTGCAAAATAAATCTTTATTACAATAATATTTTAACATTAATATTTTAAAATATTTTTTTAATTCTTCATCACAAGGTTTTTCTCCAGCATATTCTTTTTGAATATAAGTGTATAATTTATTATACAAATCAATTTCACTATTTGCATGTAGTACAATCATTGGTTGTCATGGTTAAAGAGTTAAACATATCATTAAGTTGTTCACAATCACATGTGCAAAATTGTACTGCTTTTAAAATATAATGTTTTAAAAAATCATTTTCTTTTGTTAATAAACAAACAATATCATTATCAACCAAAATACAACTTTTGATTGTTTCAGTACCGTTTAAATTCACTAATGTAAATGTGATTTCATAAATACCATTTTCTACAAATGTTGAAGATGTAGAACCAACAATTGCTGGTGTTAAATATCTAATTCCTGCTATTGTTGTATAATAAGATGTATTATTTTTTCCATTAATTGTTGTTTCTGTACCATTTGAAATAAGTTTGCTTTTTATTGTAACAGTTGAAAAAAGAGACGGATTTGTTATAGCTAAAAGTATATTAGAATTTTTAACTTGAATAACTTTGTTGGTATTATCGTATATTAAATTCATTTTTGTTTATTTGTTTTTTAATAAATTTTTTAAAAAATTGTTCCAATCATTTATTCGATTTAACCAACCCTTTAAAAATTTTTTTTGAGTAGGCATCTTTATTGTTAAAGAAACTACATAATTTAATCTTTTTTCCATTATATCAGATAATGCTTTTTCTTCTCCTACTTTTGTAACAAAGTCATTAATTGCAGAAAATGTTTTATCACCAAAAATACCATCAAGTTCTATATTAAAACCTTTATCTTTTAACATTTCTTGAATTTTCAATTTGGCTTTTCCTGAATTAATAATAAAATCAAAACATGCACCTTGTATAATTGAAGAATTAATTTTTAATAATTCTGATTTTATAAATATATAGTTATAAAAAGCTATAATATCTTGATATTTTAAGTTTGTAAAATTTTTGTAAGTAGGTTCTAAATTTAAAACTTTCAAAGCATTAGCTTTAAAAAAAATAAAAGTTATACCATCGTTTGTTAAACCTCCTAAATCGTAAGGGTCATTTACAAAACCTTTTTCCCATTTATAAACTTGTTCGTAAAACAATTTTTGATAATTTGTATAATTCATTATTTTTTATTTATTTTAATTATTATAACTGGTAAGTTTTTTTATTTTATTTAAAAAACTTACCAGTTTATATTTTTTTGATATAATCAAATAAAAATATTAATCGGTTTTAATTTGAACGTTGTCTATTTGTAAAGTTCTGGCAGTTGTTCCTCCCAACTTTCTCACCATAGCACCGTAACCGTAAAGCCTTGCGCCCGCTGTTGGTACATTGGTCATTATGTCACTTGCTACTTTTACACCATTTATATAAGCATCAACTTTACCTCCTATTTTGCAAACTATTTTTAATTTATATTTTGTTGAAGCTGTTACAACTGTATTTAAATCTGTTAGAGTTTCCGTTACATTTGAACGAGTGCTTAAACTCCAGTCACCACCGTTGATATCATGGCGATAATAAAAACAAATAGCATCTGTATTATTAGAACCCACTGTTAAATTATCAAAAAAGCCAATTTGCAAATCAAAACTATCTGTACTTGTTGAAAGGTTTGGCACAATCACATCACATTGAAAAACATGATTGATACCGTTATAAGGATAGCGAATATTCGACATAGCTGCTGAAGTGCTGCCAAAATGCGCCAAACCTGTTGCTGTTGTTCCTGTGCTTAGCTGCATACAGCTTGTACCAAATGTCGTCGAATTTGGTGCAACCGTTCCTGCGACTGCACCCGTACCAGAAACGGTGGTGGAAAATTCTGTATTAGCAATATAAGTTGTAGAATAGCCATTGAACGCTTCCAGCAACCAAACACCGTCATTAAATGGGCTGTCAAACTTACCCAAACTATCAATTACACTATCCACTACTGGACCTGTTGGATGAGGAACAGAAACTCTAATACCGTTAAACACTTCTGCTGTATCTCGTAACGCCAAGTAAGGTGTGCCCGTTTGAAACCCATTGGGGGTTGAAATAACAGGGTAATAATTACCTAAATCTGTATGACCACTTAATCCTTTTAAAGTGCTTACTATTTGTTTTGTCACAACTCCTGTACCATATGGATTTGAATGTGAACCGTCTGCTCCAAAAACGGTAGTATCTGCTTTTGTAATACTATATAAATCAACATACACTGTACCTTTTGTATCACACACGCCTTTTAACATTTTATTCCACTCTTGCGCTTTTGCATCAGTAAGTAATGCCGCATTTTCGCCATACGTTACATATAAATTGCGTTCTCGTTCTGTGACCCACCATAAAGACGGAACAATAATATTTTTAGCTACCCAGCCTTTTGCCGTCACACTATCTATTTTACTTATTAAAGTAGCTTTATAGGTTGCCGTGTCTATTGGGCTTGTTGTTGGGTGCAAAAACTCATTATCTGCAAATCCTATCAACATATAACCGTGCAAAGCACTATTATATATTGGCACTTGGTCGGCAACTCTCATACCGTTTGCCAATTTTGCGCCACTAAACGCATAATTAACAACATTTGATTGATTTAATGCCAATCTAAATTGATGCTGCATTTTGGTTGTCGTGTCGGGATGATAATAAGGATTTGATACGTTACTATGTCCAAAAAAATACGAAGTAACATTTTCATTTGTTTTAAATAAATTTGCGCTACCCATTGTTGATAAGTTCAATTTAGCCCATTTAATAACACCATTTACAGGGACTAAAACCGTATCCGCATTGGTTGTTTGTTGTAAGCCTGTCAATTTTAAAGGGTCTGTGCCTACAACCGTGAGTTTGTTTGAGGGTAGTGTATCATTTATTCCAATATTTCCATTTGCCGTAATTACCATCTTTGTAGTAGGTATTACGCCATCTGTATTAGCTGTTCTTGTAGCAAAATGCCATTCACCATTATAAGTACCTGTGTGTTTAAAAGCTATTGCCCCTGGGTGGTGTCCGTTGCTTGATGCTCTGCCAAAACCCATCGTTGTATATGAGTTAATAATATTTTCTAAGTTTCCAACACGCAAATAATAATTTGTACTATCTATGTTTTTTTGTGAATTTGTAGATTTTCTAATCCATAAAGGCGTATTATAAAACACGCTTTTATCATCAAAAATCTCAAACTTCACGGCTGTACCACCTGTATTTGTTGCAAATTGTAGTGATTCTCCAACATTTTGATTTTGCAACCTAAACTCACCCGTAGAAATTGCCCAAAACGCCCCTTGCGGACTTGTTGTTGAATAAGCATCATTAAAAACAGTTAACCCATAATTAGAAGGGTTTGTTGAATGAATTTCAAGTCCATTAGTCGAGCCTAATTTTAAGTATGCTGATGGTGATGACCCAATAGTAACACGCGGTGCGTTGTTGGTTTCAATGACCACATCATTAGTATCATTTGTACCAATTGCAAGGGTTGCCCCTGGAGAATCTCCGTTTTTGGTTACTTTTGTGGTGTCTGTGCCACCTGTTGCAACTTGCGAAATAGCTAACCTTTTCAATACGCCGTTTTGTGATACTATTAATGAATCTGCACTTGTTCCCTCTTGTAATCCTTGTAAGCGTAGAGGGTTGCCCCTGCTATAATCAGATATTGTTAATCGCTCATTTTGCAGTGTATCTGTTCCGCTACTTGCGCCAATATGGATATTCCCACTAAAATTTCTATATAGAATATTGCCATTATTAAAGCCATAATAATTTAATAAATCTTGTGTATTGACTTTCTGCGAAGTGTTGAAAATTGAATTATTAGCTCTTTGCCAACCTAAGTGAGATAACCCCGCTCCATCGAAAAACACGCCATTTTTATTATACACATAACTGTTATTGTATAAAGTTCCATTATTAGATATATTGCCATTTTGACCTACAATAAAAGTTCCTATTGTTCCATGAGGTGCTAAAAGACCAGAATTGAAAGAAGATGCCGAAATCTGTACACCATTCCAAAATGGCAATGCTCCAGTTGATGAGACATCAAAATAAGTGCTATTAACGGCAAAATCTGGCACTTTTTGCATATCTCTAAAATACCAATCACACGCACCATTTGTGCCACTAAATGTTTTTCCAGCCCTAAACTTTGTTCCACCTACCCAATACGAAGGGTTTGAAAAATTAATAATATACCTTGCTGTTGTATCTGCATATATTAATATGTGTGGATATTGCCAGTATGTTCTATCTACCTTAAAATTCGCTATGCCTGTTCCCCCTGTTAGCCAAATCGAAGCTACTGAGGGGGTATTTTCAAGATGCAAATTATTATAAGCAGCATCTACATAATTTGTAGAGCCGTTACCGTCCCAAATCGCATTGTGTCGAGGATTTCCCCCCTCATAAATACAATCATTGAATGTTACGTTAGATGAAACATCTACATAGCTTTGTGTATATTGATTTGTTACACCGTAGAATCTTGCCCCGTTTACGGTTGTTACATTTGATTGTGAATTACTACCAGATGCACCCGACCATGTACCTTTTCTGATATAAAGCCCTATACTGTCACAATTTTGAAAAAAGCAACTATTAATCTTTGCTGCTAAACAAAATTGCAAATCAAGCAATATTTTTGCCCCGTTGAAAGAACAATTTTCAATAACAGAACCGTATGTTGCTCCTAATGTCAATAACGTAGCATTATTTGATGCGCCTGTACCTATAAAATTAAGATTGCTTATAATTACTCTACTATTTACTTGCTGCCCTGCACTGCTTTGGTCTAATGGTATTTTAATCATACCCTTACCTGTTGCGAAACTAATTTTAGCCCCGTTTCCTTGAATTACAAGAGTAGGAATTAAACCATTATCACCGAACCATTGGGAAGGACATTGTAAAGTTAAGTTATTGGAAGTGTAATATGTTTTTCTACCTTTTAATGAAACGGCATATTTTTTAAGTATTGCAGTATCTAACATTTGTTGCAATGCTAAATAATCATCTGTAACACCGTCTCCTTTTGCGCCGTACATTTCGGGAGTAATTGTAGTTTGTGTGGCAAGTGTGGATTTTATAGAATCTACATAAAAAACAGTAGCCACTTTCTTAGGATTTACATATCCATTCCGTAAAGTATCTCCATGCTGCAAAAAATTACTTGTTGAATAGTATTTTAATCCGCCCACTAAACCTTGACCTAACAAAAGGTCATCACCATAATATCCATTTGCGTCTGGATTAACTTGCGTAGCTGTGATTTTTAAGGGATTTGTTGGGCTTGTAATAATTGTTGTTGGCTGATTTAAAGTACCACCTAATTTCAATGTATCTCCACTCTTTGTAATACCATTTACAGCAATAATATTATTTCCAATTAAAACCCAAGCCGTACCATTCCATTGATACAATTGATTTGCGCTATTTTTTGCTAAATATTGAGAAATTGTTGGAGGAGAAACAGAAGGTAAAACATCGGTTGTTCCAACATAAAAATACACATCTTTTGCATTTATGACATCTGTTGCAAGTTTTGCTTTAAATCTATTTTCTAATGCCCAAGTTAGTGCAGAATTTAAACCTGCTGGAGTAGCACAATAACCGTTTGTGTTTTTACGAGAAATAACTACTTGTCCACTAACAGTTTGAGAAGGGGCAGTACTTATTAATGTTGGTACAGATGTTATTTGTGCTGTTAAAATTGAACCTGAGAAAGTTCTACTTGTTATAACAAATGGATAAATAATATTTCTTTCAATATAAAACAAAGAATCTTGAGCTGCAACATTTACTGCACTCCAAAAACCATGGTCATCAATTACAGTACCAACAATTTGATAAGTATTAGTGCCAGTAGTACTAAAAGATGTTGTATTTAATTTAACAGTAAAATTTATTGATTGACCATATAATAAATTTGATAAAGTAATTAATAAAAATATTAAATATTTTTTCATTTTATAATTTTTATTTTTTGTTATGTTATTTGCTAAAACAAACAAATAAGAGATGCTGTTGTACCCGCAGCAGTTAAATCTCCTGTTTTTACTGAAATACTTGAACCAAGCGTACTTTCTGTTATTGTAAGAGCAGGAGCTGATTGTATATCTCTATATATATGAGGTGATACTGTTGACGGTGCTTGATTGTTTACTGTATAAATTAAACTTACCACAGGATATTCAAGCATTGTTGAATTATTTAAAACTGAAATAACAAGTTTGAACAATCCGTCTGCTGTATCAGATAAAGTATCTATGTTAGCTTGAATTCTTTTAACATCAATTGTTCCGTTTGACACAGTTAATGTACCAGTACCAGATGAAATTATATAAGACAAAATTGGAGTACCTGTTAATATTTCATATTTAACATCAAGTTTTGTACCTGTTGCTATTCCTGTACCAGCAAGTTGCACACGAGCTTTTGTAGAACTTCCTGAATTAACGGTTGCCCATTTTATACCTTTTGCTTGTGTACTATCTGCTGTTAAAACTTGTCCATTAGAACCAACTGGTAATTCAACAATGGTATTTGCAGAAGTTGCAGTATAAAGCGAACCTTTTGCGGTTAATGTTGTTTTATCTGTTTTCATTGAAAGAGCTGTAAAAACTCCTCCACTTTGAACAGCATTTGTACTACTAATTGTAGGAATAGAATCTTTAATAGTAGAAGAACTTAAATCAGATAAAATAATATAAACGGAAGTTCCTGCAGGGCGTATTGTTCCATTAATTACTAAAGTTTGACTTGTAACAATTTCATTATCAACAATAGCAAGTAATGTTTTTACTTCAGATGTTGTTAAATCTTGTGGATTAGCAGTTGTTCCTGTGTTATTACCTTTTATGGTATAAAAAGGCATTTGTGCCGCTTTTGAATTTGTTACTTTGTTTATTCCTATTGTTGAAACACCACCAGTAGAACCTGTTTCTACATCACCTGTTAAAGCATTGAAAATAGTACTACCTCCAGAATTTGAATCAACAATTATTTTATTTTCTAAAATTTTTTTATTTATAAAATCAATTAAAGAAACTCTTTGAACTTCAATAGACCCTTTGCCAACATTTTCAAGTTCTTCTGAAAAAAATTGACCAGGTAAACATATATCTTTTGGTATTTGATTTTTACTTAATTTCATTGTGTTTTATAAAAAAAGCGATTGGATAATACAATCCAATCGCTTTATGTTAAGCAAAATATGTAGCAGCAACTGCTGCACCACCCAACTCGTGTTGAGAATATGTTCTTGCAGATTCAAGCCAAGCACCCAAAATAGCATTTAAACTTGTGATAGTTGCACTTTCAGATGTTGCTGTTATAACAGCTGGATTACCAGCTGTTATATTTGTTTCACCTTGTGTTACTGTTCCACAAGTAGCTGTTGCAGGAAGCAAAATATTAAGTTGTTTTGTTGATTTAGTTTGTAATGTCAATAAATCATTAACATCATAATATTCTATAATGTATGAATTATAATCTTTTGTAGGGTCAATATATTTGTAACCTTCTGAAAAATATTCACCACGAGGTGTATTTTGCATAGTGTGTACTTGTAATTGAGCACTATTATCATTATCAATTGTCCACTTCCAACCTTGACCAAAACCTTCAGAATAAGGAACTTTTGTTTCTACTAAACCAGCAGTTCTAAAAGCAGAACCCAAATTGACTTCAGCACGAACCATTACTTGTTCAATGTTGTCAAAATAAGCACCTTTTGTATGGTCTAAACCAATAACAACTAATACATCAGCAGAAGCTGCGTTACCAGCTGTTGATAAATCAATAACTTCAATTGTAGAAGCTGGAACAATTGTAGCATTATCTTTCATTAATTTAGCCAAAGCAGATACTAAAGAAGTATTAGCTACTAAACTTGATGTTACGTTTGTTGAAACAAAAACGTTTTTATCATTCATAAAAGGAATAGATGTACCACAAGTAATTGCACCAATTGCTGTACCAGAACCACCTGCTGCGTTAATAGCCAATGCAACAAAGGGTTGATTTCCTTTTGCGTTGCTACCACTTATAGAAGCTGCTGCTTTACTATAATTGTTAATTTTATAAGCAACATTTTTAACAAGATGGTCAAGCGGTGAAACTGTGCCCAAAGTAGTGTAATTAGGAGTAACAAAGCTGAATGCTCTTACATTATCATTATCGCCATAGTCTCTATCATCACGAACAGACAAAACACGAATATAACCTTTATATTCTGTGTTATTTTTAGGAGCAGCAATAGATGTATAAGCTGTTGCATTATACGTAGGCACTCTAAATTTTAAACTTGTAAAACCAATAATGTTATCTCTATTGATAATATCAGAACTAACAAGACCAGTTGGTCTAACTTCAAAAACATCGGCGTTAGTTAAATTACTTGATGCTGGTGTTCCTTGAACTACTTTAATAGCATTAACTTGAACAGATGTAACACCTGCTGTAACAAACGAACCTTGAGCAACAGTGCCATCAGAATCCATTGCTAAAACACCAAGTTGACCATTAGCAATATTTAAACTTGTACCAGTAGTTGTTAATGTACCAGCAGCAAGTGCTTGATTACCAGAACCAACTAAAACTGTAACAGTTTTTCTCTTGTTTAATCTTTTTTGCATTAAACGATTGTATTAATTTTGTTTTTAAATAATTGTGATTTGTTAACATCGCTATATATTTCAGCTGTTATATCTACCATTATATCAACTAAAGTATCAATATAAGAATCATTAAGTTCAACATTTACTATTGCGCTATTTGAGCTTGGAGCAGTAGTATCTCCGTTTATATATTCAATAGTGTTATATCCACCAAAGAAAGCTAATGTTGATTTTTTCATATAAGTTAAATGTAAATCATTTACTACTATGTTTTTTGGAACAGAAATTTCTAATGTGTTAGAATATATTCTGTAAGGACATTCGCCCCAAACAACCGATGGTTGTCTAAAAAAATTATTATAATTAGATTTGTCTAAATCATCATGTTGTTCTGGACGAAGTAATAATATTTTATTTGGGGTACAAGAAGTACAATTTGCAAATGCTTTTATTAAATGTTTATAATTAACTGGTAAAACAAAATTAAATTTTTTAATTGTATATTCTGTTAAGTTTGAGGTTGTTGCAATAGATGTATTTATTTTGTTTTACCAGTTAATTATAAACATTTAATAAAAGCATTTGCAA